TACGGGAACCTTATAACCTATGGGGACATTATAAGTAACACCGGGGTTATTGCGACAGGCTCTAGTGGCACTCCTTTTACGTTCAAGTGCGGCGCAACGACTTATTTAAATGTATCCTCCACAGGCCTATCAGTAACCGGTACTGGTACATTCAGCGGTAATGTTAATTTGCCCACTCTTCCATCAACAACTGTAAATGCCGCTGTACCTATATTGTTTCGTCCTACAGCAGGCACTCTGTCAGGTGACACTGCATTAACGTGGAATCCAGCGGCAGACTCGTTGGACGTAAATGGTACAGTCATCACTCAAAATCACATTCGCTCTACTCACGCTTATGGGAACGGCGAACTGAAATTGGGTTCGGCTAATGGCGGGGTAGTTTTGGAACTCACTGCGGCAGGAAATGCCACATTCAGTGGTGCGCTGACGGGTACTACTGCTACGTTTAGTGGGGCTGTAAGAGTAGACAACACGGCATCCACGGTTGTTCGTTTACAACTCAATAATACAGGCACGAATGACTACGCCTCAATTTATGCCGACACTGCGACAGCGTATAAAAACCTTATATTAAATCCAACTGGTGGCAACGTCGGCATCGGTACTACTGCGCCAACAGGAGTTGGGAGTCGGCTTCTGCATATACAAGGGGGCTCTACTACTTCCGCAGAGTTAAAGGTTCAGGCGAACTGGGCTGCTGGTTTATATATTGAAAATGGCGACGGCAAAGCTAGGTTTTACAGCAGTCACACCTCTCACTCTTCCTATGGAGGTTTTGTTTTTGAGATAGGAAGTGCGTCCGCTAAATCTGGCACAGAGATAGTAAGGTTTAAGTCTGACGGCAATGTCGGCATAGGGGCGACAAGTCCAAGCAAGAATTTACATATTAAAAGCACAGTATCAGGGAGTACGGGCATTATTATAGAAAATACCAATAATGCACAAAATTTAGATATAGACTATTGGAATAACTCTGGAGCGGTTCAGGGGAGAATAAGATACTCAGAAGGAGCGGGAGATTTTTATATTTATCCAAATACTAGTGCATTAGTTGCTTTTGCCGTTAAATGGGACGGCAAAGTCGGCATTGGGACTGATGCGCCATACCGTGATCTACAGGTTGGGAGTGGAAGCGGTAATGTTAGAGTTGGTGGCGGCGCGGGACTGGACATCTTACACGACAACGGTGGCTATACTACTGCGGATATTAAACAACTTTATGCAGCTACTAATGCGGCCGCACATTTAAGAATAACAGGTGGGTTCACCACCTTCTGCACGGGAACTAATGGCGCAGAGAAGGTGAGGATTCAAGCTGACGGCAAAGTCGGCATCGGGACGGCTGCAAACTTAAATAGTATTCTTAATGTTTATGGAGCAACTAGTAGTGGCCCTACTTCGATTATAACCTGCCTGAGCGCAGACGCTACTATAGGTGGCGGAGCTGGAATATTTTTTAAGACATCCAATAACCATTCCCTAAATAGATACGGGGCACAGGTATCAGCCATAAGAAATTCAAGCAATAATGGATCTGCTGACCTTGTGTTTAATTTGGAGAAAACTGATGCCAGTGGATTAGCTGAGCGAGTGAGGTTTTTGGGAGACGGCAAAGTTGGCATCGGGACTAATGCGCCAACTGCTAGACTTACTGTAGATTCCGATACTGTGGGCGAAAGCCTCTCAGGCGGGTTACGTTTACAAAATTCTAATGGAGCTAACAATGATATTAGTCCGATTTATTTTGGCGTTCATGGGGGGACACGACGAGCTAAGTGCGGTATTGGATGGAAGCGAACAGGTTCGTATGGAATTGGAAAACTTTTATTCGCCCTCGATAACACCGGTGATGACGCTGATGTAAGCTTTGCAAATGATACTAAGGTAACTTTTCAGGGTGACGGCAAAGTCGGCATCGGGACTGCTGCGCCTAGTACAAAGCTTCAGGTTAATGATACGAATGATTCTAGGCTACTCATTTACGAGACAGGAGCCTCACCGTACACTGCCACATTGGAACTGTCATCTCAGGTAGTTGGAACCTATGGGGCATTAGTACAGTACACATCTGGGGCTGAACGGCTTACAATCGAAAACTACGGTAGAACTGTAGGCGCAAATAATTTAAATGGAAGCATAGCGTTTAAAACTAAACTTAATAATACTACCCCGACTGAGGTAATGTTAATACAGGGGTATACTGGTTACGTCGGCATCGGGACTACTGCGCCTGCACACAAGCTGGATGTCGTTAGTGCTACAGCTTCAGATTGGTTAACCAGATTCCACAACACATCCACGACAGCTCCGTCTGGGTTATTGATCCAAACAGATATAGATACTAGCGGTTATTTGTTAGGTGCTGTTTCGGCTGGGGTATATAAACTTGTAGTACTGAACAACGGCAATGTCGGCATTGGGACTGTTGCGCCGGGGAATCCGTTGACGGTTGTTAATTCAACTGCGGCGGGAACACCTACTGCTTGGATACATAATAGCAACAATGTGGCAGGAGCCGATTGCCTTGTGGTTTCTTCGGTGTCGGAAAACGATGCAGAAGTTTTCGCTGTCAGATCAAACACAACCACCTATAGCGGCGGTGATACAGATTTTATTGTCAAGCTGGTTAGCAACAGTCCGAGGGTCGGCATCGGGACTGCTACGCCACCTCATAAATTGTCTATTTTTGGAACTGGCGCTAGTAATGCTACTGTTCAAATTGAGGGGGAAGGTGGTGCTGATCCATATATAAATTTCCTAGTTAACAACACAACTCATTGGGCTTTGGGAGCAGACGATTCGGATGGTGATTCCTTAAAAATTAGTCAGCACAGCGCTTTAGGCACAAACGATAGAGTTACTATTCTAACTGACGGCAAGGTCGGCATCGGGACTACTGCGCCAGCAGCAAAACTTCATATTATAGGGCCGTCTGCGGCTTCTACTCCGTACATTTCAGAATGTATAACCATTGCTCCTTCTAATCTTCCAGCAAGGACATTGCAATTGAGGTATGATGATGGAGGTTCCGTCGGGAATGCCTTTAGCTTCGCTTATGCTGGCACTAGGGCAATGATGATGGTCTCTAATGGTAATTTTGGTATAGGTAATAACGCATCCCCAACTCAGGCTTTAGAAATTTATAAATCTGGAAACGATACCCAGATGCTTGTTAATGCTTACGGTGGTACTGACAACACTACTCAAGCTGGAATATGGTTCAGGACAGATAACTCATCCGCTATTAGCTACGACAGATCAAAAGGAGCGGTAATATTCCAAAGGACAGGAACCTACGGAGTTGGTAAGTTGCATTTAGCTGTGCAGTCTAATGCTGATAACAGTTCTGCTGCTGTCGGGGATGCGAAACTAACAATAATTCAAGACGGCAATGTCGGCATCGGGACTACTAGTCCTTCTAAACTACTCCATGTAAACGGAGATTCGCTTTTAGGTGGAACCACCACAATCGGAGGGAATTTAGTCGGTGCGATAAACGGCTTGTTTGATCTTGGAACTACAGGTGTCAAGTGGCGGAACTTAAATATGTCTGGAACGGCCACTATAGGCGGTGCGCTAGCTGTCACAGGAACATTGAGCGCCACGGGCCAAGCTTATCTTAATGGAGGGTTAAGGATCGGTGGCGCAAACAGTAATTTCGCAGGAGAAAGGTTATTCAATACTCCTTACTTCACAAACGCAGTTGCCAATCAGAAGTTAGATTTGTACTGGACGGGTGCGTTTTGGGGTTATCTAGAGATTGAGATAACGGGTAGTTATTCAAATCAAAACATGGCTGGTGTTCTCACGAAGAGTTTCGCTCTTGGTTTGAATGCTAGCAATGGCATTTATACAAATGAGTCTTGGTATTCAAATGTAGGGGGGGTGACTAACAACAACTTCGCCATATCAGATGTAACATGGGACAGTACAAATTCACGTTACAGGATTCAAATTGTTCATAGAACTTCAACCGGGAACGGATTGGTACTCAAGATGAGGTGTCTGGGTGCTACGGCGGCTGTCACTGACACGTTCATGTCTGGCACGACGGTATCGGCTATTTATACCACCGACACTACCACTTTTGCGCTACCCGTGAAGCAGTTAGCGGCTCCCAACGATAATGCGTGGGTTGACGGTTATCTCGGCATCGGGACTGCTACGCCAGACCAGCCTTTTCAAGTAAAGGTTGCTACAAACCAAAACTTACGGGTACGAGCGGATTCAACTGCGGTGCAAATCAACACGCGCAATGATGCAAATTCAGCCGATGTTCCTTTCTATTTGCGCGGGAGTTTATTTAATTTTCAGGTAGGCAGTGTCGGCATCGGGACTACTGCGCCAGCAAGGTTGCTTCATCTTTATGCTCCGTCTAGTACATATGCTGCAGTCCGTATTGAATCATCATCGGTGGGTTGGAATGCGCAGCTTGAGTTTAAATCCACGGCTCAACATGTGGAGATTGGTCAAAATATTTCTGTTAGTGGTTCAGCCTTTGAGATTTACGACCGTCAAGACTCTGCCCTGAGACTGCTTATTGACACCAGCGGCGATGTCGGCATCGGGACTACTGCGCCGGGAGCGAAACTAGATGTTCATGGGTCGACGGTGCGAATATCTTCTGGTGGGGGTGCTTATAGGCGTCTAATGTTTTTTGACAGTCTCGCTACTCCATCCAGAAACAATTTTCAAGTAGCGGTACAAGAGATAGACAATGCTTTACACATTGGCCCGTCCACCGCTGTTGGCGGAACGACGTTTTCTGGTTCTACGGGTTTGGCTATGCTGGCTAACGGCAGTGTCGGCATCGGGACTGCTGCGCCAGATACTCTTCTTAATCTACAAGCTACCGCTGGCGCGGATATGCTTCTATTGCGCACGACTGGAGATACATCAGGAGTTCTTGGGGCGATTAGTTTTGGTAATGCAAATTTAGATAAATACATGGCTCAAATTAGAGTCACCCAAGACGGCGCAACGGATTCTGCGCAACTACAGCTTCAAACTCAGGCGACCGGGGCAGGCAAGCTAACCCGGATGACTATTAAGGGGGACGGTAAAGTCGGCTTCGGGACAACTAGTCCCGCTGCTGATGTTCATTTCTATCAAGGGCCAGACAATCGGGTGATGATTGAATCTAATGGCCCGACATTAGTTTTCAAGGAAATAAATTCAACAAACCAAAACTGGGCATTCTATCACAACGCAGGGGCTTTAAATATACGGACGCTGGCTGATAATTTTGGCAGCACTGTAGACAGGGTGACTTTCTTGCAAGACGGCAATGTCGGCATCGGGGATACTGCCCCCAGCACAAAATTAACTGTCCTAGATACAAAAACAGCAAACTATGCGATTGATACTTCAAGCACATGGAGAGCATTAAAGTTGGCTAACAATGCAGCCACAGCGACTTACGGAAGCCCTGCTGTTGGTATTGATTTTTCAGTGGGAGATTCGCAAAGCGGAAGAGCGTTTATTGTCTGCAAAAGATCAGGTTCTGGAGATGGTGAGTTAATTTTTGGAACGTCCTCAAATAACGGAACCAACTATACCCAAGCGATGACCCTTGAGGCTAACGGAACAGCTACATTTGGAGCCGGGCTCGTGGTACCCAACGGCGGTGCTTACGGGGCCAAAGATACGTCGGGGACGTTCAGGCAGTTGATGGTCCTGAACTCTGCAAACGCCCTAATGTTCGGAAGTGCGGCCGTTGGTAATGCCGGTTACCCAGCGCGCTTTTTAGCTAAATACATGACCTTCGAACCGGCTGGAGGCTTGGGTTCCTGCATAGAAACCATGCGCATTACTAATGGATCTTTCGCGGGCGTCGGTAGCGTTGGCATCGGGACTAGCGTACCGTCTGCGATGCTTCATGTGTACGGAGGCGGAATTACAATTTCTAACGATCAGATCCTACAAATTGGCACCACAAACGGAAACGACGGTAAGATTCGGTTTTATGGTAACAGCGGCACGGCCTACTATATGGATTACCAGCCTGTCGGAACCAATGATCGACAATTCAGGTGGTTTGGGTCAACTAGTAGCAGCGCTTATACAACTTATTTCAACCAAAATCATCAATCGGCAGGTCACAACGTCTATGTTGACGGAACTTTCACCGCCACAGGCACCAAGAATTTTGAAATAGATCACCCAACAAAGGCGGGAATGAAACTCGTGCACTCCTCTTTGGAGGGACCCGAGGTTGGCGTTTATTACCGGGGAAGGGCTCAATCCGGTACAATTACCCTACCCGATTATTGGGTAGGCCTTGTGAGAGATGGCACGGTCACGGTTCAATTAACTCCAAACGGGTCATTCCAGCATTTGTATGTAGTGAGTACTTCATTAACTGAAATCAAAATTGGAGCCGCTTCTGGAGAAACTATTGATTGTTACTATGTGATTTACGGCGAAAGAGCTAATGTAGATAGACTTATCGTGGAAAAATATAGCGATGGAGATGGGAAAATAGTGTAATTTCTATAAATATGAAAATTGTTGATATTGCAGATGAAATTTTCAGGGAACTTGGAGAACCTTCAACGATTTCTATCCCCGCAATTGCTTTCTGGATTAGGAGTAACGTGGGCGAATTGAATAATAGAATAAACACCACTTTTAAAATAGTGGATTACGGACCTGACGCTTATGAATTTTCGGGGAGTTTCGCTTCCCCCCAGTACGAACCCCAAGCCTTCAATGAAGGTACGGGGGCTTTAGGACTTTCGGTGGCAGGGGATAGTGGGGCAACTTCTGAGCCAGTTATAGTTTCTATTCAGGCAGAAGAATCTTCTGTGTTGAAAAAAATGTATATAGTTCACTATTACGACCAGCAAATTAGAGCGACCGTAGGCGCTGCTTCCAGCGATCCTGTCGTAGAGGTCGCATCTGATGGCTCCCGAGTAAGGAAAATTAACAAAAACGAATTAAGCAAAACTTACATTTCGTTAAAGAAGGAAGAGTATTCGGAGCTAACCGACTTAATCAATGCTTACAAACTAAGAAAGTCTTCCCCGGTTCAGGTTGCCGGTGACGACACCGAAGTGGGTCGATACTCAATTAGTTACGGCGGCTCTTACAATAGAATACAACCAAATTATATCTAATGGCATCTTTGGTACCAGCAACGGCGAAAGCTATATTTGAAACGGCTCTAGGAGATCATTTCGATACGTTCAAAGCGGCGATAACCGTCCACAAAGAAGCTAAGAAGACTATAACTTTGGCCGCTTCGCAAAATATTTACGCAGGCTACAGCGCGCCAAAAGAGACGGTAGTTTACACGCCGGTAAGCAAGGCTTTTACTGCTATTGTTAATTACAAGGAAAACCAGCCCCTAGATTACCAAGACGAACTTAAAGCTAACATAGAAAAAGGTGACGTGAGAATCAAGGTGGAGCTAGACTGTAGCGCTTACCTCAATAAAGGCAGGACTCTCTCCGTAGAGATTGGAGGGAACCAATTTAATGTTGTTAGTTCTGAAGGTGCACGTTACTTCTTGGGAAAAACCTATTATGTATATTATCTGGAGGCAACCACCTAATGGCTGTCAGAGGCAAAATAACTATCTCCCAAGTAACGAAAAAAGCATTTTCTAATTCGAAAGTTTTTCAAAATTTAGCCTATGGCGCAGCGAAAAAGAAAGCAGCAAGGCTGCAAAAGGAAGCATTAAAAGAACTGGATACTCACGTGGTAACGCAAGAGCTGGAAAAAGGCTCCTCCGGAGGAGGGAGTAGCTTACTGGGTGGTCGGGGTAATTTTTTTGGGTTTTTAGGCTTTAGGGAAGGGGATCAGCCAGTAATGGTCATCAGGGATACTTTTAGAAATAGTATTAAAGTGAGGAATACGAAGGGAAAACTGAAAAAATTGACCCCAACTTCATTTATATGGGAGTTTATTGTGGATATACCTTCATCGGTTGATATCGAAAAAGAAACCAAGACTCTTATTTGGAGCAGCAGAAGTTGGGTTAGGGGCGTGGAAAAAGGAATTACCAACGCCGCCAACACCATTTTCGTTGATTCCGAAAATAGCAGGTCAGGAGTAGCCCTACAAACCACTAGAAATATTGGATTTATTAACTTCCGCCCAACACCATACGTTACGGAAATCTTGGACAAACTAAGAAAGCAGCTTGTATGAAACCACAATTCGATAACCAAATAATGTCAAGTATGCTTCTATGGTTTGACCACAAGTTGCTAACCGAGGGGGAGGCTTATCAGAATACTACCGGTCAATTTTATAGCGTCTCTGATGAGTATTACGGGTATGACACCTATGCGAGCACCTATTCTCAAATAGTTTCGGACGCATCCGTTACTGGAGCTACAATCCCGACTGGGCTATATGCGGGAAATACGCTTGTTAATGTGGGGGACGGAGGAAGCACTGGGCTTTACGCTATTGACTATAGCAATGGGCGCTCATATTGGTCTGGAGCACAAAGCTCTAATGTTACTGGAAGTTTTTCCATCAAAGACTTTAATGTGTTTTTAACCAACAGTACTGAAGATGAAATCCTTTTCCAAACCCAGTACACAAACAGAAACGAAATTTCAACTGTTGTGCCAACAGGTCTTGAGCCCGGCACCAAAACCTACCCGGTAGTATACATAAAAAATGACGGAAGCTTCAATGAACCTTTTGCTTTTGGTGGACAGGACAACACCATTATGAAGGTGCGCGCAATAGTAATCGCAGATAGCCAATTTGAAATAGATGCCATAGGCTCATTCTTCAGGGATCAGGAAAAAACTATGGTTCCAATTTTTGAAGAAGCGGATATGCCTTTTAATTCTTTTGGTTATTACAGAAATGATACGCAATATAATTATACAGGGGTGACTGCTGGAAAGACCGAAAATCAGCATTTCTTTCTCGAGGAGGTTAATGTTTCACGATTTGACAGAGTGTTAGAAAACGAAGTTAGAAAATTTAACCCCAATGTTTTCTCTACTATAATTGATTTTGAGATTAATAAAGCTAGATTTCCTCGACAATAGGAAAATAATTTCACTTTCGACCATATTAACTGTAAAATAAGATAAGTAATTAAGGATTTAAAATGGCAACGAGAAACAGAGTAATTTATCAAAGTGAGGCGGTTTATACCACTGTAGACGCAGGGATTAGCGGTAACCAATGCGCCGTCGGGGCGGTAAAAGATTTACAGCGCGTACAAAGTGCTAATTATGGTTTTAATGTTGGTCGTACTGACGTCAATCAATTTGGTCAGTTAGGCGCTATAGACAGAATCATAACAGAATCCCCAAGTGTTTCTTTCGATACGTCTTATGTGTTAGCAAGCATGACTAACGAGAGGCGTTTAGGTTTTTATGTTACTCCTAGTGGGGTAGATGGCCCATTTCGTTCATGTATAACTAATTTAATTGATTCTACCAACGACGCTTACCAGCGAAACTTTTACATCCTTAATGCTAAAGAAGGAAAAGACGCTGATGCAACACTACAGGTTACCGACACCGGCCAATACGAAAGTATTATCGGTATAGGCAATGCCGGATTAACTTCTTATTCTGTCGAAGGTTCTGTGGGAGGTTTCCCGACTGTTTCTGTTGCGGCTGAGGGCATGAATATGGGCTTCCATGAGGTCACGTCGGTAGGCGCTACAGGAGCCGCGGGCACTACTCAATATATATCGGGAATTAATCCTGTTATTGATCCAATTGACGGACAGCGCGTTTTCCCCGAAGCAACTACAAAAGCAAACGCCACTGCAACATCCGCAAACGTGGCTCTTCCAATACCAACTGGTAATGCTGGCGGAACAGATGCCGCCGAAAGAGCTGCTGGGGAAATTAGCGTTTTACGTCCGGGAGATATAAGGTTGTTCTTGGCCCAACAAACCGATGATGGGATTGGCACCGCAGCTACGGCGACAGACATGACGAACCCCGACTATGCTGGCGCAGACATTGCAGATGCACATATTCAAAGTTTTAATATTAGCTTTGATTTGAGTCGGAGTCCCATCGAGCAGTTGGGAACTAAATTTGCTTACGCAAGGCTAATTGATTTTCCGATTACTGTCAGTATGGGGGTAGACGCTGTTGTATCCGATTTAACAACCGGTTCTTTAGCTGAGATTATTGATTGTGATGGCTTGTTCGATGCTCGAATTCAGTTGAATAGTCCAGAATGTGGAGCGACTGCAGGAGCCAATGCCGCAGCAAACTATATACTCAAGGGAGTAAAGCTTGACAGTCAATCGTTTAGTATGGGCATGGGAGACAATCAATCAGTTTCTCTTAGCTTTAGTTCTCAGATTGGAGGCCCAGAGCAATCAGGACTCGGGCTCTTTATGAGTGGTTATACTGGACACATTGATGGCTAAGATATAATAAAAATTATTTACAATGGCCCCTATTCGGGGCCATTTTTTTGTAATTTAGTGTAATTACACATAAGATATAAGGTAAAAGGTATGTCAAAGGAACAAGGCCCAGATAGGGATATTATCAATAATTTTTTCGCGTTTCAAACTCGGCGAAAGATAACGAACCTTTATAAACAATTTTTCTTCATACTCGAAGACCTCCAAGTTAACGGAGTAAAAATCCCAGAAGAAACCCACCAAAGAATTCGCAAGAGAATTCTCGATTTAGGCAATGATACTATTCGGGAACTGGAAGAATACTTTGACAAATTCATAGAATATAACGATAATAAACCAAAATGAAGCGCATATACGAGTTTACAGTAAACAAAGAAGAGACGGTCAAAGAAGAATCCGTTGAGAAGAAAAAAGACGGGACAGAGGTCACTACGGCAAAAGACGTAAAGAAAGAGGTCCCATATAAGTTCTTTCTGCGTCGCCCTACTCGAGCAATGACTGATGAAGCTGAGTTGTATTACGGGGTAAGGCTTGCTGAAGGGATAAAAGCGGGACTTTTAACGCGCGCTTTGCTCGAAAAAAGGTTCGAAAACGATGGCGGGACCAGAAGTGATGACGAAAACGATCAATATAAGGAGATAATCACAAAACTGCAGGGTTTTCACAAGGAACAGTCCAAAATTTTGGATATTGACGAAAGAAAGAGGACTCCCGCTCAAAAGAAGAGACTTAAGGAGCTGGATAGTGAAATTAAGCCCACTAGGAGGGCGCTCAGGGACTTGCAATTGGTGGAGGATAGTCTCTACGAGGAAACAGCCGAAAGTCGCGCTAGGAACAAGGTGATCCTCTGGTGGATGCTTCATCTGGCTCACACCGAAGAGGGAGAAAAGGAAGATGAATTCTTCGGAGAGGGAGATTTTGATAAGAAAATTGAACGTTACGACGAAATTGATGAAGGAGAGGCCTTTTTCGACATCGTTGTGGCTCGGAAGTTCGCTTATTATGTCAGTTTTTGGTTTGTGGGTCGTCCCAACTCTCAGAAGGAGTTTCAGGAGATGATTGACTTGGCTTTGAAGCTCGATGAGGAGGAAGCGGAACCCGAGGAAAAGAAAAAAGAAGAAACAAAAAAAAAAAGAGTTGAGTAAACTCTTCGGTGTTTCCATGGATCGGGTAGAGGCTAAGATCTAATGGAAGATGGAAATTTAAAGATTGTTTTTTCGGAGATTTTGCGGGGTTATACACTCGTAAACCTTGCTCCTTTTGGTAATTTAAGAATAAAGCACTTCAATAATTTCGACTCGGCCGAATTAGATATTAAGAATAGATTCTTTTATGAGAAAGCGGTATCCCAAGGCCTTCCCACAAGGAAAGAGCGTATTGACCACTTACTAGAGGAGAACATCTGGACTGAGAAAGAGAACAAGGAGGTACTAAACCTTAAAAGTCTTATAGCGGGTTTAAAAAACTCCAGATCCAAGGTTTTTCTTCAGGCCCATATCGACCAGATAAATAACGACTTAAAAAAAAGTCAAGGGGAACTGTCTACCCTCAGCCTAAAGAAAGAAGAGATGATTGGTTTTTGCGCTGAGGCATATGCCTCTAGGAGAATCAATGAACACTATATGCAAAAAGCTCTCCTTAAGGAAAGCGGGGAAAAACTTTTCAATGATGAGGAGTTTGAAGAACTTGAGGAAGGGAAGCTGGTAGATTTGATAGGGGCTTATAACAAAAGCACTAAAAAATTTAACTCGGATAGTTTAAAGAGACTTTCTCTATCTGGTTTTTTTACTAATCTTTTTTATCTTTGTGAAAACAATGCCTACTCTTTCTTTGGGAAGCCTTTGGTTCAATTAAGCTTTTATCAGATAGAGCTCTTCGGTTATGGGAGATATTACAAGAGTTTGATTGAAAATTCAGACAACAAACCTCCCGATGAAATATCGGGTGATCCGGAAAAGATGGTAGAGTGGTTTGAATCTTCTAAAAGCGCCAAAGAAACCCTTGACAAGTCCAAAGTGGCTGGACAAGAAGGCGGTGCCCAGTCTCTTGTAGGAGCAACAAAGCAAGACCTTAAACGTCTTGGTTTGGATGACCCTAATGAGACTATTAATCTCGCTAAAAAAGCCGCTGAGAAGGGCGGTAGGCTTAATATGGAAGACATGATGAAAATCCACGGAGTATCTTAAGAAAATAGTGTAATTATCCTTAGGAATATGGCTAGGGATAAAATAACGGTCGATCTTATGCTTGCTACTAAGCAAGCCGAACGAGAAATCGCAAAGATTAATCGTAAGTTGGGGGACATGGGTAAAACCATGGGGAAGGCTTTCGGAGGGGGAGGAGGGGGAGACAAGGTTCGAGCTCTTGGCTCGGGTCTTTCCAAAGCTACAGTAAAAGCTGATGAGTTTAATAAATCCCTAGAAGCTTCAAATGCCCGTGTTATAGCTTTTGGTGCATCCGCTGGATTAATAATGGTGGTTGACCGCGCCTTGAAGGCGATGGTGTCTTCGGCAATAAAAGTAGAAAAAGCGATGGCAGACGTTAACGTCGTCATGAATGCTTCGACCAAAAACCTTGCAAAGTTTGGACAAGGGATGTTCAAGGTATCAAGAGAAACGGCTCAAGGGTTCGATGTCGTGGCCGAGGCAGCTACGGAATTAGCTCGTCAAGGCTTGGGGATGGAAAAAACTCTAATGCGAACAAAGGATGCTCTTATCCTTACGCGTTTAACGGGAATGAACGCGGCGGACGCAGTCAAGTCTCTTACCGCAGCGGTAAACTCCTTTAATAAGGAAGGAGTTACTTCAGCTCAAGTCATTAACAGGATGGCCAAGGTTGATGCGGCTTTTGCTGTTAGTTCAGAGGATTTAGCGAAATCAATTTCTCGTGTTGGTTCTTCGGCGGTGGATGCTGGGGTTAACCTGAACGAGTTGATGGCTATAACAACTGCCGTGCAGCAAAAAACAGCTCGAGGCGGTGCTGTCATTGGTAACGCGTTCAAAACCATCTTTACCCGTATTCAACGTAGTGATGTTCAATCAAAACTGAAAGGTTTCGGCGTTGCGACAGAAGACATGAGCGGTAAGATGCTTAGTGGTATTCAGGTCATGGAGAACTTATCTAAAAAGTTCGGCACCTTGACTAAATCCCAACAGGCCTCTGTCGGGGAAAGTGTGGCTGGTGTTTTCCAGATAAACATTTTGAAAGCTGCGATGTCAGATCTGTCTTCCCAAACCTCCAATTATAAAAGAGCCTTGGATACTGCTAATTCAGCCACTAACGAAGCTTACAAAAGAAATGAGCAATTAAATCAGAGCTTAGACGCGTTAGTTAACCGTACTCTTGCGAATCTCACTCAAGCTGGAGCATCTTTGGGAGGAGGGGCCCTTGGTCCTGCGATAGAGAATATACTTGGGGTGGTTAACACCACGATAGAATCGTTTGGTAAAGATGGTGCCATGGAGGGCTTCGGAAAAACAATAGGTAAGGGTTTAATGGATGGCATAGGTAAATTTATTTCCGGTCCCGGTTTGGTGTTCGCGGTTGCTATATTTGGTAAACTGGCTATCAGCTTAGGTAAGTTCGCTACCAGCGCATTAAAAGATGTCCTTGGCATTAATAACGCCACAAAACAAAGGGCTGCTTTAGAAGAAGCTGTGGTGTTAACCATGGCGCAAGAGCCCGGTATACTAGCTCAAATTAAATCGGGAACATTTGATGTCTATACGTACGAAAAGAAAATACTTAGCACTATAAGACTACAGGCTGCTGAAAGGAGGTCTATGGCTCTTACCGCTGCCCCGATTGGCCGTGCTCTTTACGCTAGAGGGGCTCGCGTAGGACAAAGTGGGGGAGCTTTTATGAAAGGTGGTCCCGGAAGCGCGTCGGGTTTCATTCCTAACTTCGCAAATGCTGGATCAGAGAGGGCGGCTGCGGCGGCTGGGGGTTATCAGGCAGGGGCAATAAGGACGATGAATCAACCCGGAGCTGGAACCATGATGTATAATTCGGCTGAAACTGTTAAACGTTTCCCCGGCATGAGTCAGTCTGCTATTATGCCTCCCCAAGGAAGTTCCGCGGGTGCTGGATACCAATCAGCTTTTGGTGCTGCGCATGGTTTTGATCCTTATGCCGCTAGCGGATTTGTCCCAAATTTCGCATTTAAGAAAGGAGCTTCTAGTCCTTGGGCTACAAGAAATAAAAAAGCAGGAATAGGGGGAAAGGAAGCAACATATACCCTACCTGCTAATGATATAGGGGTTTTATTGGGTTATGACGAAAGAGGCACTAAAAGTTTTAACGCTTCAGCACAAGCTTCCAGTTTGGTAGGTTTGAGAAAAAGTAAAATAGGAAAACAACTTGCTAAAGATAACGCCACAATTGTTTTACGCGGGATAAGAGCTAAAAGCTTTCAGTCTCCAAGTTCAGAAGCTACTGCAGAACAGTTGTTCGCTGGGGATATAGATGCTAATCTTAGTAAGGGGATGAATAGCCTTTCCGCCACCATGATGAAAAAAATGGGCATAGAAGGGATGCCCGGTAAAATGGGGAGATTAGAAGCCGGTATTGAAGGCGGCATTTTCGAAGAAGCAATGAGAATGTCAATGAAAGCTGCTCAAGCCATTCCCGGTGCAGCATTTGATTTCGAATCTGGAGCTAAGCCAAGCGATGCTATGGCTAAGATTTTTGGAGTGCCGATCACTCGTATCGATGCTAAACGGAGGTTGAAATCTGCCCAAGGTGGAGAAATGCCGAAGAAGTACTTCAATGATCCGGGAACGAGTAAGGTCGGGGAAAGGTTACTGACTCAATTATATATGGGTAAAATGGGTCAGTTTACTGGCAAAGGAAAAGCTATGGGTTTTGTTCCAAACTTTTCGCCTTTAACTTCCGCCGTAAGCAGAGAAATGCAGGCTGGAGTTCCTGCTTCGGCTATAAGAGTCGGCAACAATGGGGCCTTGAAGTCGGCGGGCAATCCCGGGGGCGTTGGGGTTTATAATACTATACATGAACCCGGTGGTTTAAGTCAGGGTATTAGCCGGTCCAAATCTATGGGCATAAATCCCCAAACGCATGGAGCTGCTCAAGGGGTTGTACCTAATTACGCTTTTCGAAAGAAATTTCCATCAGCAGGGGCGAAGCAGTCCAGACTTGCAACTGATACCGCTAAAGCAACAGCTTCAACAGCCGAGTCTACATCAAGAATGGCTGACTTCATGGAGAAGCACGGAACTGCCGTTGGAATGGGTGGTTTTATGGCTTATTCTGCCGTGACAGGAGCGGCTGCTCAAAGTGATAATGCTAAAGTTGGAGCGGGGGTAGGGGTTTTGGCTAACGTAGGAATGTTTGCTGGAATGGGAGCGAGTATGGGTGCTCCTGCTGGCGGGATAGGTGCGGTGCCGGGAGCCGCTATAGGAGCGGCTATTGGACTGGCCGCTTCTTTCAGCGACATAATGACCCTGATGGATGATGGAACCGATAAATTCTTGGAGGATTTGGGGAAAACCGTTACTGTCGTAAATGAAAATATTAATCAGTTGGTGAGCGGACTAGAGGAACTAAAGAATTTTGATTCGATGACGCCTAAGAAAAGGATCGAGGCTTTAGCCAAGATAGACCAGCAGCGAGAAGCCATGTTGGTCGAGTTAAAAGGCAGCGAGCAACCCATATTCAAACATCTTGTAAAAGAAATAGAAACAAATATTCCTACCGCAGGAAAGATGTTTTCTAAGGGCGTTCCTAGCTCGAAGGCTTTAACGGAGCTTCAGGCTAAAATGACTAAAGTCCAAGCACAGAAAGAAATGGCGGCGTTGTTTACGGGTAAAACAAAAGACTTTGACGCTACAAAGTTCACCGAAGCTAGACTTTCTCCTTCCGGTGAGGCGAAAGGTAGGAGTGGTGGATTCGGCGGTTTTACGGCGGCCGATATGATGAGCGTCGTTAAAGATGACCCAAAAACCAGAGACGCCGCACAAACATTTACTAGAGGCCTGATAGATCCCACTATTATGGCGGATGTTCTTACTAAAACCACGACTCAAGTAAGGGGCAAATATCTTCAAAAAATGACGGGGGTAGAGCGTGTTAGATTAATCCAACAACTACCAGACAATGAGAAGGCCATGGCTATGTCGGGTTTACTTCAGGACTCTGGGTACGCGCCTTTGGGTAAAGCTTTTGGGGAAAAATTCGGTCCGGGGGGAGAAGGAACTACCGACGCACAAAATAAGGGGAGAGAATTTGTCATGCGCAATCAGTTCGAGGGGGCAGGGTCTTTGAATCCTGACCTTCTGGAGTCGTATGAGAAAGCAGTCATTGGACCCCAAGAGGACCCACTTGAAGCGAAGCGAAAGCTTCGCCTGTCTCAAGAGGGATCCTTTAGGGGAAGTCAGCGAGCTGCCGCCGAAGGTAGGGCATCAGCGGCTAGGCTTACTACGGGAATGGGAGACTTAACTCGTCGAGGGGCATCAGAGAATTTAGAAAATAGATTAGCTCAAACAATGATCGGGGCTACCGAGTTTGGGAAAGAGTTGATTAAGTCCAAAGCTCTCTTAGAGCAAGATAGGATCTTAAAAGAAAAGGGTTTAGCGATAGACAAGGTGAACCTGCAGCAAAAGGAAGCTCTGGTGCTCTTAACGGCGAAGGCTGAAAAGACCTTCATGGACAACCTCATTAAAGCTGATGATATAGGGACTCCGGAGAGAGAGGGTATTAAAGCTCGCCTCAAGGCCGTGCAAGATGACCCTAGGTTGGCGCAAAAAACCAGAACGGATTTGGAGACAAGTGACAACATAAGCGCTCAAGACAAGTTGTTATTGGCCTACCTGAAAACCTCAATAGACGGTGAAGCTGACGCTAGGAGTAAAAGTGGGATCAAGATCACAGAGGCTAACGCTGCCCAAAAAGCAAACACCGAAAACCTAACGAAAAGTACCAAATCTTTAAACGATTTATACAACGCAGCCCAACAATTTCAGTATAGAAAAAGAGCAGGTATACTTATTAATGCAGCGGAAACAGCTGCAAATGTTCCCGCCGGGCTTAGGGCGATGCAACAAGGTCGTGCCCCCGGTTACGCAGGGCAACGTTTTGGAGTGACCGAACAGGAAATCGCTTCAGCTAAACAAGACGCCCGAATGAAAGCTTTTCGTGCTGGAACGGGGACGTTAAATCCTGCCGCTTCTTTCGGGGAATCCTTCGCTTACGGAGAAAACGACGCGTTACTTGAGTTTGATAGTGGAGTAAAAGATGTTGCTAAAAATATGAAGTCATCTTTCGCCGATGCATTTCAGTCTATGGCGAGTGGGGCGAATAGTGTTGAGGGAGCCTTGGCTAACATGGCTCAAAGTATTCTTAATTCTATATCGAGTATATCCGCAAACATGTTTTCAAACATGATGTTTAGCAAGATGTTTTCGCAGGGAGGTGCTGTCCCCGGTTATGCAGCGGGCGGTGTTGTTACGGGAGGTTCTGGGTACAAAGATGACGTCCCAACAATGATGCAGGGCGGCGAATTTGTAATTAAAAAATCTTCAGCGCAAAAAATTGGGTATGGAAAATTAAATGCTATAAATGGTTACGCGGAGGGAGGTCCAGCCAAAGGAGGTGGGCCAAGCATGGGGACAATGGGTATGGTTGCAATGGGCGCGAGTGCTCTATCCGGTGTTATAGGGTCGGCTATGCAGCCCGGAGCTCCGAAACCTTTACCTTCGCGAGATTATGGTTTGGGCAGGGGCAAACACGGCTTCTTTGGCGGGGCTGATCCAGACGCGGGACAAGGAGACATGGTTACCGGTGGCGGCGGAAGAGCAGGGGTTTCTCTTGGAAAGGGGTTTTCTTATTATCGTCGTGATCCGGAAACAGGAAGATTGATTAGCGAAAGATCAAGGCCTACGGAAGGACGTTTTGAGGTGAGTAGTGGGCTTTCATTAATGGGTAGGTTAGGTGAGGATGATCCCCAAACTGGTAGGATGTTTGGTAAAGAGCAATCAATGGCTAAATATCAAGATTACTTAGCGACCGAGACTGCAAGCCGTAAGGCTCAAATTGATGCAGTTAAGAAGCAAAAGAAGCAAAGGTTAGTTGGTGCCTACATGAATGCCGCCATGATGATTGGTGGTGCTAAGCTTTTTGGTCCGAAAGCTCCGGGTCCGGACGTGGCGGGTCCCGGAGGCCAAACGTATAGTTCTTTTGAAGGTAGTGGCGGGCAAGCTTATGGGTTGAAGGATATGGGGTTCGGCAACAAAGGGTACGGAACGGGAACCGGTTCTAGCTTGATGTCTGGAACTTGGAACAGCAATTACAACAATTCGGTTATTTCGACACCGGGAAGTGCCGATATGTTAAGAGGAATGGGAGCGGGAATTGGTGCTGATAGTGGTTATAATCGTCCTGTTTCTTTAGATCATGTTATTCATAAAGGTCCTCCCGGAGGCGCTTTGGGCGGCTACCAGCATTACGCAAACGGAGGCAGCGCAAGTGGTAGCCCTGCGATGGTGATGGGTGGAGAGTATATAATGAGCCCCGAAACTGTTCGTACGCATGGTGCGAACTTCATGCACGAATTAAACAGGGGTAATGTCCCAAGCTACGCAAGCGGAGGTCCAGTGGGTGGAGCTTCGGCTGGTAACCAAGGACCTCACAGCGAAACTTCGATTGGCGGTAACACCACAAACAACGTTAAGATTAGTGTTAACATTGACAAGACTGGTAAAGCGGATGCAAGCGCCGATACGGGAAGTGGAGGCGGAGGAGAAAGAGAAGAAAATGAACAGGCTAATCAGAGCAAGGAGTTTGGAAAGATTCTGCAGGGAGTTGTTCTTGATGAGATAGTGAAACAACAAAGACCCGGAGGATTGTTGCAAGCAAATTCTTAATAGTTTCTATTCTCTAGATTTTTAATTCTCTTTTCGAACTCAAGAAATTTCTGATCAATTATCTTCACGGCTTCGTTGTAAGTGGATTGGGGGTCTATACTATTCGGCGGAAGTAGGGGTATTCCATTAACAGGAGAATAATCAAAGGTTATCTGACACGTATCTCCATCTAAAGATTCACCTGCGTAAGCTTTATCTAGATAGATAATCTGTTTAGATAAGGTAAATTCTCCCTCTTTGATTGCCGAGGGAAGTGGGTAAGCTATTCCCAGTCTTGTCGTGGTGGATTCTCCCTCTACGAAAGTAAGGCCCCTTTCAATCGCCGAAGATTCAGAGGAATAATCAAATTCTATTGTAGCTTTAGTTATCTTGCCTTCCTCGTTCATTATTTCCACAGGGCTTTCGGGGGGAGTTATGTACTTACCCGGTTTTGAAATTGAGAGGGAAAGAATTTGTCCTTCATCATTAATTTTTTCCACTTCTAGCTCTGTGTATTCGCCGGTTACATTTTCGGCAGAGCTGGACGTTGTTCCTCCCTGCGCATATATCTTCTGCCCCACTGAATATTTCCCTGAATGAGGTTCTATAGCTGAAACCGATACAGCTTCGTACTCCTCATATTTTATATTTAGTGAGTCTCCAGAGGTTAACTTATAGTTGTAGTTCCCTTTGATAGTGAGGACTTTATCTTCCGCCGTGAACTTCCTTCTTAGGTTTATTGTCTCTGAGTTTTCGGCGCGGTAAAAGATATCGTTTACACCCAATTTAATGAAAGCTCCGTTTCTTACGCCCACTTGTCGATGGGAAATAACAAATAATTTATTGCTTCCTTTTTCAACGGACGCCTCAAATATTTCGGGCTTCATGTCTTATTCTATTCGTTTGTAGCGAGAATGCCAAAGAAAAGGTTAAACGCCTGTAAAGCGTCTTGATGTCCTGACGGTGCGGTTAACACTTCTGGCCAGTATTTAGTAACTGACGTGGATGATTTAACGTTCTCTTTGGTACGGACGAACTTATATGTAAGTTGTATTTCATCTGACTTGGAATGCGTATCAACATCTACTGTGCACGTAACCCCTTCTTTAGGGTAATATCCATTAGCTATAACGGCTATTTTCGACTTATCTATTGCTTGGGGAACTCTTAAGTTCACAATAATCCTAAGCAAGCCTCCGCCTGCATACTCAGCGGTAATAGATACTACATCAGAGGGCGTAAACGTTTTTAAAACCATCGGTTGTCGTCCATTAGGCCACTCTGTGCCGAGTATTCTTTGTGTAAGGTCTCCTAAGCCGCTTCCTAAGTCGTTTAGTTTTCCGCCTCGTATAATATTTATCGATCCCCAAGCTCTAAAGCCTAAGGCTGCGTCACCGGCGCTTTGTACGCTAGATTCGGATAAATAAATACTTTGTGAAACGCCTATCGCACGTTTTCCGAATATGGCGGTAGCCCCATTTTTTGTTTTTACTAGATTGTTGTCAACCATCGGGGTTGTAGCTTTGGAAAAATTCATATTTTTTTCCGTGAATATCTTTTGAACGTTTGGCGCGTTAATCGGGCTAATAGGTGATCTTGCTTCAGTTTTAGGGGTCGAACCATCCGATTCGAAGGCACTCAACAAATGGTATTCATCAAAGAGTGCATAGGAGAGTTGAATGTTAGATACTCGGGGGTCACTGATTTTGGGAAAAGGAATTCGTAAAGCTTCCAAGGAGTCACTATCAGAGAAAAGATAAAACCCTCTGTGAACATTTCCTGCTACTAGGCTATCTCCTTTTTTGTTGCTTTCCTGTGCGGCGTTCACAATCCCTCCAAAGGCTATGTGCTCGGTGTTACTTACTTGCAGTGGTTGTTCTGTTCCTGCGTTATTTGGACTACTTAGAGTATCGGTAGTTATGTTTAGGCTAAATGCCGGAGCGCTGTTTGTTAGCTGTGGGGTGGTTTTAACTGTGACGCCCTCTTCCTTCGTATCTATGTATTCTATCTCGTGGTTTCCTGTTGTATAATAGTAAACCATTCCCTTTGCGTTAGTGAATTTTTTTCCTATTTCTTCCGCGTCCTGAACGACGCCAACGTTTGGAGGGTCTTTAACAATGGTCCCGTCCCTCTCTGATAAAAGCATGGTGGTTTGAAGCCAACCATCGGGGTAAATATGCGCTTTGGCTAGGTAAGGCATATCGTTGTCAAATGCCGTCTCTGGAGTAAGGTACCGTGTTTGTTTGTTCCAGTTAGAGTCTGACCCTGTTATTTGGGTGTAGAACACGGACTGGGGAGCAGCCAAGGAAACCCCTAGGATGTCGTAGGATTTGTTTATATTGACGCTATCAAAACCGGGCTCTCCACCTTTAACATCCCCGTTTTCTGTGGCTCCTTTTAATCGAGTATTTTGAAATACTTTATTACCAGCGCTGGTGTTGCCTTGGCTATCTTGTGCTTCAATTACTATATCGTAATTTCTTACGGGAAAATTGTTTATGTCATTGCTTATGTTAAAACCGCTCCCGTGGACAGTCAGCCATTGTGCTTCTGATGCATCTTTTTGATTGTTGTCTTTGCCTGCCCAGTTATCTATTGGTGCTCCATCTTTCCATCCTATTACTTCCGGGTCATACCTGTATCCGGTTTTTGTTGTACCATTAGTCGCTTGGCCACTAATAAGAGTAGGGTTGTTGTAAATTTCATTAAAAACAAAATTAGGACTTTCTGATGTGGTGTTATAACCGGTTATCTCTACGTAAACTATATCGTTAGGCTTGTTTGGTTCATTGCTTGTTGCTGGTTTTCTTATTGTTATCCTGTATTCCGTAGAGTCTTCGGGAATGGGTAGTGGGTAACTGGGGTCCTCACTATCTGGTGCTGCGCTCAGAATTCCCTTTATGCTTGCGTCCCATGTGAATCCGGGTTGGGATGCTTCGATGGCTAACGGAGTTAGTGTTCCAGCCGTGGGAATAGTTGGGGATGGAGTAAATCTCGGATCCCCGTCGCTTCCTTCTGTTTTTAAGTTATTAATTAATATACTGTTTACTGAACTGAATATATTCTGGCCTTCTGTACTTAACGATATTTTTTTAATAAATGCCTGAGATAGGACTCCTTGTGGGCTCATGGCAAATAGGGCTATCCATCGATTTTTATTACTGTCAGTAAGATTCTCTCCTATTAGCACTTCGCTGTGGAATTTATCGTTCTCAAAGCGTGGGTTTTTGCTGCGTTCTCCGTTTATCATCTCCACAACGTAAGGTTGGTAGTCTGTCCTGTATGTTTGTGAATCAACGGTTACGGCTTTAGCGGTGTCCCCAACACTTGCTGGGTCAGTTGGTAGTGAGCATATTATGTATTGAAGCTCGTTGTTTGCCTTTTCGTCTATTAATTTCAAGTCATCGGACTCATCTCTTGCGTACCCAGCTTGGTCAAATTTAATATCTATGGTTGTATAATTGCTTTGGGCAGTGGTTGTTGAGTATGCAGTTCCGGGAATAACTGAGAGAGCGCCGTCTTTATCGACTGGAAGGGCATAGGTTTTAGTCCCGGCAGGGATCGGGTTCTCCGTGTCTTGTTGCCCTGTGTTGAAAAGAGGTGACTTGTCAACGTTTTTTCCTTCAAGTTTTACCGAGTCTTCAATCTTATTGTACTTGCCGGTGGAGTAAGCAAGCGCAGAAACCTCGTATGTGTTTTCTTCACTCTCTTTAACATTAATTATCCTGTAGTTAGAAAAATTTCCACTGATGAACTCAGTATCGTTGGAGTCGTCTGGCTCTATACTCCAAACGAGGTTTTCTCCAGAGAAACAGCCTCCCGAATAGCTCTCAGACGTGTTGTATAAGTTGTTAGTGTTTACTCCTGTGTTGGTGTATCCAGTAACAACATAGTCATCAAAGTTTAGACTATTATCCATTCCTCCAAAATAAGTCCCCGTATTAAAGAATATTTGAGTACACACCCCGCTGCCACCTTCCATGTAGTCAGAGCGATAACTTCCTGTAACATTGCGAACGTGTGCACCGCTGAATACCAAATTTTGAATTTGGCTTCTTCTTATTTCGTTTTCGTCCGTAGTGTTAAGTCCGTCTGTATTCGCGTCGTAATTATACGTAGGTGTAAGAAGGCTGAACTTATAAAGATTATCTGAGGTAAAATTAAGAGCTTGATCTAGTATGATACTATTGAAGTTGTTCCCCGAAGCAGGAGTTATCTCGTTCGCGGTGACAACATTTGTGCTTGTGGCTCCGGGTATGACGGCGTTTGTTCTTCCACTATACTTCAACGGACTGCGGAAGTTGTCGTAGATTTGTACAACGTCACCCGGTTGGAGATATGCCCCTTCTTGCCCGGCACTAAAAGATACCGTTTCTGTTTCTTCCGCTTCACTTGCTAAGATCCATTGGGCAAATCGACGTGCCTGCCCTCTGCTAGTGCATCCTAAAGCACTTGTTTCTATTTCTCTTATACCGTACCTTCTTACGGCTTCCTCGTTTTCCACATATTCTATAGTGGGCTTGAATAGATCTCTTTTATCGTTGTATCTAACTATCGCTACAGTGTGACGAGCTTTCTTTGCTGAAGAAGAGTAAGTAAAGTTTCCGTCTGCCACGTTGGAGTTGTTAAATTGGTATACAGCTTTTTTGAATTTGTCCTGAACAGCAAAGATACTTCCATTTGCATAGAAGATCATTCCGCGAAAGATGGAAGCTAAGTCGTTCATTACCTTATAGGCTTCTTCTCGACTTGAGATAATGTGGTTAATGGTAAATCGGGGTTCTAGAGAACCATAACTATCCGGAACTAAACCATCACAGTACTGAGCTATTTCATACAAAGCCCATTTATCAATTTCTTTTTCTTTAATGTATTCCCCCAAACCGTAACGGGGGTTGGTAAGCATGTCGTAAAAACACCAAGCGGGGTTGTCCGTCCATTCTAAAAAATATTTGCCTTGGATATTGAATTTTTCATGACTAGCTACCGTTCCGGGAAAGACCCAATAACTTTTTTTAAACTCGCCATCCCAGAAAGAATCATTTGAAGTTTCCCCAGTTTTAGTGTTGAAAAGATCCCAGAGTGTTGATCCTGTGCGTGTTTTGTGGGTTGTAGCGTCGCTTTTACCGTACGTTTTTAAGATGGGGTCATAATTATTCGGAACCTTAACCTTGATTAGTTTGGCATCGTAGGCTCGTGAAGGAATACGTGAGAAAGATCGCGCATCAAACTGCGAATAAATCATGGACGAGTACGGATAAAGCAAAGTGGTTCCGTAAACTTCCGTTAAGGAGTCAACGAAAGTAGTGTTTCTCAAAAAGGAAGTTAATGACTCCGGGGTTGTTCGGACTATTCTTATTCTCCACCCCTCAAAACCGGGCAAATCTTGATAGTTAAACTCTGTAAAGTTTCCCGATGGGGGGATAGTGGTCGTCCTTATATATGGTGAGTCAAGTTTCCCTGTTACGGTCTCTCTTATGGGACCGAGCCATTTGTTTGTAGCTTGTTGGTTTTTCTGAGCACTAGGACTTGATGGGCTTACGAATCTTTCGTCAAAGATAGGTTGATAATAAACACTGTAGGCTACTGTTCTAGCTTTCATGTCTCCGTAACCAGTAGAGGCTCCGGCGCATGCCGCTAATTGTTTATTTTTTTCGTAAGTCTTGGGGCCTGCCTGAACCTGCTCAAACAGTCCGGCTATTTTAATTCTTAAGTCTATTCGGGAGCATTCTTTGTTAAGGATTGAGTAAGTTTTTGAGTACTTATCTATTGTCGACCCACTTTTCAAGGTGGCGCGTTTAGTATCGGTAGGAGATAGGTCTCCTCCTTCTATTTCCGCGCCATACAATCTTTCCCCTATTGACCTATAAACACTTAAATCGAGAACTTCCTCACCCGTTAGTCCCGTGTAATTGTTCATCTGGGTATTGACGTTAGGTTTGTGCCCAGCGGGGAGGCCAACAGAAGAGTCTATGTTGACGCTTGCAAAGTTATAATACCCGTCTTTGTCTACGACAGGAACGCTGTTCCAATAAATCGAACGTAGGAATCCCAATTCTTTGAGTTGATCTGCGTATCCCGCGTCCGTAGGTGACTTTATTCCTGTGGCTGTGTAATGTGTGAAGTTGGCTTCGATGTATCCTGTCGGGTTGTTACCGGCAGTCACCTTAACTTGGTCCCCCTCGTAATGATAAGACCCACTAACAATTCCCTCTATTTCGCCTTCGCTAATCAGGTCAACTACTTCAGCGTAAGACCGGGAGACAACATATTCTCCGGCTGCATTTTTTACAGCTGAGACGTCTGTTACGTTTGGTCGACCTTGTTTTTGTTTTTTCTTACTTCCCATGGTTTAGGTTCCGGGTTCTTTGTTCCATTCTTTCTCGCGATCGTTTAAGAGACCTCCTGCGTTTGGTAGGTTGTAAAGTAATCCATACTTTGTTTCTCCCCACGTGTCTTTCGGTTTTACTTCTGCGTCCGTGTCTACGACATCAGAAGAGGACTGTATAACATGACTTCCGACAAGAAGCCTGCCGTACCCAACGAAAACGGGGCCTCCTTCACGAATAGTGTTCTCTGGGCCATTAAACAGGTATGATCGAGCTCCGCCTTGTTCTATCTCTCGGAAGTCTCCAAATTTAGGCATGGGGGTGAGGAGGTTGGTGACCCCTGCAGCTACCAGCCCCAAGCCCCCCATGACCATAGCTGTGTTCATCATGCTTCCTGCACCGGACATAAAAGCACTAAAACCTCCGGCTGCTCCTATTCCAGTCGCTATCAAGGCTATTCCTATAACGATAGTAAAGATCGACATAAAGTTGTCTGAACCTTCCAAGACGGGAACTATATCTATGGTTTTCAAATTATTAAAATCTCTAACCAGTTCGGAATTCATGAAGCCTTCTGGGGTATTGGGGTCTTTCCCTTCTTCCGTTAGAAAATCCTCGTTGTTAATGAGAACCCTATAGCGAATATTCTTTTTGTCGTTTTCCAGAAGTTGAGAGTATAGCTTTTTTGAATTGCACTGGATACCTCGAACGGCATCTCCGACGCTTCGAACTTTAAGCTTCCACTCGCTTTTACCGAGTTGCTTGCCAAGAATTCCGTGAATTTTAATATTAACTAGATCGCTCATAGTCCTTCGTGTCTGTATATCTTATATATCTTTCGCCGATATATCTTGTTTAAGTTTTCTATGCAGGGGTATTTGTTTCGTGGATGATGAATCATTGTTCCATCCCCCAAATAAACCGCTACATGATTGGGTCCTGCTCCCTTGACGAATTCAAAAACTATTACGTCGTGTTCTTTGAGAGGTGTTGATGGGTTAAGTTCGATTATGGGTAAATTTGGATTTTTTTTATTAAGCGCAAAAAGTTCTCCCACTACCTGAGGATTTTTTTTATACCAATCATTACCAAAGGTGTTTTCTCCTTCTAGTTTGATTCCAAGATCAGCATAATACTCTTTGATGATAGTATAGCAGTCTGACTCTCCTATCTTAAACAAACGATTATAAAAGAAGGTTTTGTTTTTCTTGTAATCGAACAAAGAGAAACTGTTTTTTACCGTGTTATAAAGGACATAGTCTAATTCGTGGCTAGAGCTGTGAAATTTATCATTTACAGAAAAGTTCTCGTTGTCTGAGTTGTGGGAATGGTAAACAGCTTGAATGGTTCCCCTACGAGATCCCCTCGTATAGTCTCCCGGATGAATGGAAAAATGAGACTTGGGCTCTTCAGAACTGTTTCGGCAAGGAAAGGCTTGCATGTTTTGGCCGTCGTGAAGTATTAGCCCACAGCATTCGCGAGGCCTATCTCTAAGGGCATGGGACTTGATCAAGTCTTTTATTTGCTTTTTAAACATCATCCTCCTCGAGCTATCTTTCTTGCTGCTGGAAACCCTCCGAAGGGTAAGTCTCCAGCTTTTATTTTACAATTATTCGAATTATTACCGTTTTTGAAAGATCCATTAAGACCCCAACGCATTCTGCATCCCGTGAGGCTTTTGGAGCATTCGTCGGCTACCCAGTATTCCGTATTTGGGGGAATTATTCCTACGGGTACGGCTGCTTTGGCTACAAAGTAGTATTTGATTTTATCTTTTAGCAAGTAGACGTAATCTCCTGCGGTGTATGTTTTAAGATCGTTCCATTTTGAATTATCTGGCGAGTCCTTTACTGTAACGTTCGCCGGTAGTAAAGCATTAATTTTTTCGTCATTTTCTGTTGCGACAGGAGGCGCTTTTTTTGGGAGACCGTTATTGGGGATAGTGTTATTAGTAATAATAGCTCCTGCCGGGGGGTCAAGATAATTTAGTTCCGCCTTGTTCAAAAGCGGGACCATATTTTCTCCATCCACCTTGTCTTTTCCCGCGTCTTGGTACCAGCAGCCGATGCCCCTATACTGCCACACGCATTTGTCAGATACTATTACCCTCTTCGGGATTTTAATACCTTCCAGATCAAGTATAGAAGAGAGTTCGTAAGTAAGCACGTTTTTGTTTTCTGTTGCTTTTCTTTCTATGAAGTAAATATCCTTGGGTAGTTCTGCATACGGGTCAGGTTCGTAGCCTTGGGGTAAGGTGCCTGAGCTTCGAGTGGATTTTGCGCTTTGACCAAGAAAGTTAACCCTGTCTATATATTTAGCAAAGGTTCGGCGACGTGTAACTTTTGCATTGATTATGTCTCCAAGTTTTCTTATTTCATGTTTAAGTAGGGCTAGTTGGTCGGATCCAGTTTGTGATTGGCTAGCAATGCTTAAGGTGGGCCTAGGGAGAACACCTTTGCTGGTAGACTCGAACCCTTCTGCTTGAATTGGGGCTGGGTAGTAAGTCTTGCCTTGCCAGACTACGTAGGAGTTAAAAATCTTTATATTGTTATGAAACCGCAATATCCCATCCGCTACATCTTTAGCAGGCGCAAACCCAATACTTTCCGCCTCTTTTGTCAGGTCTGGGACAATCCCTTTATCTTTTAAAATAGAACTAATATCTATTTCAAAAAAAGTCACCACAGATGAAGGTGTTAGATTAGTTAGTTCAAAATTAAGGGATTTTATTGATGATTTAGCCCTTTCGGTTGATGGATTGTAGTCAGGCATTTTTAATTATTGGTCTCAACAAACGAAGTTTTGATGGAGTAGTTGTCGTGGAAAGAAAAATTACTACTGAAATTAGGGCTAACAAAACGTTTTTTAAGTGCTTCGTCAGCGTATATAGGAGGTAGGTTCTTCACGGTAAAGCTTTCCGTCGCCTTCCTTGCTTTTAAAAATTGTATGATTGCCGTAGCTTCTGCTTGGTTTCTAAGGTCTAACGTGACATCCATTTTAATAAGCCCCGTATAAATTCCATCTGGTGTCCTTTGTTCGTAACCATTACCAAAAACAACCGAATTCACCCTCGGGCTATGATTAACAGAGAGATTGTAAGATGGGGTCCATAGAAACTGGGGAACGCTTTCGCCGTTTATCGTGGTGTAACCTCCCCAATTTGTTGTGTCGGTGATAGCTACTCCTGCCACCATATTTTTTAAGGCGTAATAGTATTTTAATTTTTTGGGAATATTGCTTGCTCCTATGTTTTCACGAACCATGACGATATCGTTTTTGTCATAGGAAGAGGCTGCTCTGTGAATCGGAACGTTATAAATACTATTAGCCATTTTACCTTAAACCTTTATTTATTATATTACACTCAAAAAGTAGTGTAAAATAAAGATAAGGTAATGTTAGGAAGAATTAGGAGAGAGGCGGAAAGTATAACCATCAATGGGAGTGGTATACAAGGGGTTCAGTCTGTGTCTGCCAATTACGCTTCTGTGGCTCAACCACTTAGGAATTTAGGTATAAATAGCATAAAATATGCCCCAGAAGGCCCTCAAACTGCAACTTTGGACGTCAGCAACCTCCTGATTTATACACTTTCTCCTTCAGCTCCAGCCGCCTCTGCAGAAATAATGCAAAACTTCACTGGTGACATCGCTTTTAGTGGCGTAGTTAACCACGGAACCAAAAATTTTATTTTTACTGAGGGTTATATGGAGACTTATTCGGTTAGTTGCTCTATAGGTGAGATCCCTCAGGTCTCCACAAGCTCTGTGATTTACGGAGAATTCGGGACGGGAACGTTAGCTAATGTGCCCACAGATTCCTACCCTAGTGTCGTAAATATTCCCAGTTATAGCTCTATGGAGATTAATTTGGATACTTTTAATACTAATCGTGTCAGTTCCTTTGACGTAAATATAGCTACCCCTAGGTTGCCTTTGTATGCCTTGGGTAACGACGTGCCTACAGGGGTTATAGCTGGAACTCCGGTGGAGGTGAATGTCAACTTTACCATAGAACCTGATGATTATGAGATAAAAAACATGAGGCTTGTTCCTGATCAGACGGTTTTTGAGAATACGGTAATAACTTTGAAAAAAAACAACTCTGACACTACATTGTTAACATATTCTTTTAATGATATGCTTTTGACGTCGGAATCTTTTCAAGGGGGCGTAGATTCTAACGCCACAGTTAATTTTAATTTAAGATCATTCATTTTGAGGTAAAAAATGTGTAATACTTGTAAATAAAAGGTTATGGCAACGGTATTTTATGATAAGGCATCGGTTAACGTCGAATGGGGAGGTATTAATGAGACTCTTTTGGCGGCGGATTTTACCGTTAATCTCTCCTCTTCTGCGCAACCCCTCTATGCAATAGGCAATAAAGGTACCTTGGGTCAGTTTCCCTCTTCGGCAAGGGTTGGGGATGTATCTTTTAATTTTATCACATCTATCACGGGGGTTAATTATGGCCAAAAAGGAAACCTCATTAATTTTTTGGCTAGTGGGATAAAACATTCCATAGGGTCAACGGCCTCCGGCGTTACCATAAGCGGGGCAGGCGTCAAGGGGATCGGATTTTTGAATTCTTACAGTTTAAACGTGGCTAGCAATTCGGTTTCTACTTCGAGCGCGAGTTTTACTTTTTATGGGTCAGGCAGTCAGCTTCCGGTGAGCGGAAGGTTAGCAAATTCTACCATTTTTCCCAGCGCGGGCAATTTAGGGACCGAGTTAGCAACTGGGGTGGCTCATGGTAGGTATACCCCTCTGACCACACTAGAGACGACTATTGGGGCAGGTGCCGATCCCGCCCCAACAGATGTTGGAACCGTATTTGGTGCTGACTATTCAGTTTCTTTTAACCATAACCCAATTTACAAGCTGGGTCAGGAGTTTCCGGTTACGTCACTTTATACTACCGCTCAGGAATCTATCAATGTAACGGAAGATATTTTTAACTCTGGGCTGGCGTTTGACGAATCCAGCAATGATTATACTATTGATCTGCATGGTCTCGATACCGCCTCTACCAATGATAAAATGCAATTAAAGATGATTTCTGGCAAGCAGGTTTCTACTTCAATGAGCGCGGGTTTAGACGATATAGTAAGAAGCCAAAAAACTTTAACCGCCTCCTATTAATGTGTTTTATTCAGCGAGCAATGCCAAACTCAAGGTCAATGATGAAGAGATTCTTGCGTCAAATGCTTCACTGTCTTTAAGCGCTAGTCTTCAGCCTAACTATTTAATAACCCAAAGAAGCACGAACAAGTACGTCGCTTCTAACGGCGTAGGTGGGACGCTATCTTTCAACTACTATTTGACAGGAAAAGACTATTTTAAAAGTTTTATTACTGGTCAAGGCGAAAGAGAAAAAGAAACCACTGTAATCTCCGGAAATTTTGGGGGGTTAAATTTTGATAGCGGATACCTAACTTCTTATTCAGTAAACTTCGGACCAAATGCCCCAGCTTCCGCCAGCGCTACTGTAACATTTTTTGACGAACTACAAGGGGATTTTACCTCGGTGGAAGAGTTGGCTCCTGATATTTCCACGGTTTTAAACTTTAGAAATGCGGTGGTTTCGAATGTCGGTCAGGTTTTTGAATCGGGAAGTGTAGAAAATTTTGTGGGGGGAGCCTATAACTATACAGCGGAAGTTAAGCCGGTTTATTTAATAAACGAAACCAAACCGAGCTCTGTTAGTTTTGGGCCTAAAAATGTTAATTTAAATTTTGAAATAGATACGCCTTCAGGGTATCTTCCTTATTCTGGGGCCAGCGCTAAAATTTCAGTGGATTTAAAAAATAACCAGAATAACGTAGTCGAAAACTTTACATGCGATGGGGCTTTACAGCAAAGGGATATAGGCTCTTCTGTGGGGGACTATATAAAACAAACGATAAACATCATACAAGGGAGCACTGATGCGTCTAAGGTTGTGGTGGACGCAGGAGGATTTATCGGACTATAAAATAAATGCCTACTTTTAATCCAAAAAAACTTTTTTCTATTAGCGGAACGAACATGAACTTCGTTGAGAGGGTTAGGTTTGGCGACGAGCAGGTTTCTTCTCTTGGTTATCTTGACACAACTGGAGTGTCTGGCGTTGTCCCTCCCGCTGCTTATACGCAAGAAGCGTTCTTGGAGGCTGGGGATGATATAATAAACATGGGGGTCGCTCAGGTTGTTTTAGATTCGGCGAGTCAGGTAGTGGTGAGCGGGCTCAATTCAAGTTATGTGAGTGGAAAGGCTGGAGATTTAATGGAGATTTCGGGGGAAAATTTCTACCAGATAACGAGTGTTAAATTTGGAGAAGTCTCTGGAACTTTTTTTGGAATATCTGACCAAGAAATACAGGTTTTAGTGCCGTCAAACGCAGACTATGGGGGCGTTACGGTTTTCTCATCATTGAGGACGGGTTTACTTGGTAGCCTTTCTGAGGCTAGTGGAATTAGCTATAATGAATTTGTTCCTATTGCCGAAGTTACAGGGCTAAGCGCTGGGCAGTTAACCTCTGGAGAGACCCTGACGGTTCAAGGGCTGTCCATGTCTGGAGTAACAGGGTTTTCCGTTAATTCTATAGAGTTTGGAGACATAGCTGTCCCTAATTCCACGACCGTACAAGGCACCGTTCCAAGCGGAAACGTGAGAGGAGTTCCAAACCTTCTTTTGAAGAGCGGTGTTTCGGTAACGGCTTCCTCAGATATAAATTTCAAACCGTTAGCGGAGATAACGGGAATAAGAAACGCTATAGAAACCGGAGACATTACGCATATATCTGGGAAGAATTTCACTTCGGGTATTTTGTATTCAGGGATAGAGTTTGAGAAGTATTTAGTGAATATAGGAGGGCAAACAGGAAATTTTGCTTTAGTTGATGACACTAAGCTTACAGGAGTTGTACCTTCAGGTATTAGCATAATGACCTCTGGAGGCAATTTAGCGGCGGGACTTGACCCTTCCATTTCTTCTAGTAGTGTTTTTCTTTATTCCAACTCTTATCCAGAAGAGTACCCTTCCGATTTTACATTTACTCCCGCTATTGGCGCGCCGAAAATAACTAGCATTACCCCTTCTTCTGGGGTGGCGGGAGACATCCTTCAAATTCAAGGAAGTGATCTCTATTCTGTTACGGGTGTAAATTTAGTTCCTGTTAACGGAGGAAACGTGGGAGTGGGTTCTGAGGCTGTCACCACAATAATAGGTGGTGTGCCGGGAGAATCCATATCCCTTTCTCTTTCTAGCTCAATGCCCGTGGGGACTTTGGGGGAAAGCTTTAACGTAACAGCCTCAGGATTTTTTGGAACTACAACTGTATCCAATGGTTTCTTTGGGTTAGGGACACCTACTATAACTTCTGTTACTCCTTCTACAGAAGTTCAGCCCGGTTCTACGGGGACAATAATAGGTACAAATCTCTATTCAGGAACGCGGGTTTTCCTTCAGGACCATAATGCAGCTCCTTCTCGTTTTATGGGTGAACTTCCTGTTAGTGGATATAACGCTAATAATACCGAGATAGTTTTTGACTACCCTAACTCATTTCAAACTGGAATTAATTATAAATTAAGGGTTAAGAATAAAAGGTCATATAGTACTCTGCAAACAATTGGTACTTTTAAGTCTCCCACTTTAAGTGGGTTCGAGCCTTTAAGTGGAGAATTCGGAGAGTCGATAAGTGTTTCCGGTTATTTTGAGGGAATAAAAGAAAGCGGTCTTTCTGTTGGGCCAAACTACGTGGTGTCTGGCTACTCTCACCCATCAGAGACAGGTTTTACTTTTGTCATTCCAGACAATTCTCCTAGTGACACAATAAATGTAAACACAAGCGGTGGGTTTGCTTCTTCAATTAGAGTGTTAGGAGTGTCTCCCAGTAAGCCTTCTATCAGTGGATTTTATTTGGGCATGGAAGAGAAGCCCGAAACATTTAATGATGACCAAGTCTTTAAGGAGGGAGACTTCATGTCCGTTACTGGGGACAGGATGCATTTAGTTACGGGCGTGGCTTTCTCGGGAAGCTCATCCTCTTTTATATTAAATACTTTTAACCAAAAAACCCCTTCAATATTATCCTTTCAGGTCCCCACTTTAATAAACAGCGGAAGTGGTATTTTTGAGCTGCGAGATTTTAAGGGCCGAGTAACTGAGTCTCCCTCAGAGATTAACGTCACAAAAATATCTGGATTTTCTAACTATTTTCTTCCCGGTCATACTTTTACCCTTAGCGGTCAAAACGTAACCGGTTTGGATGTTAACTTTATTAATCCACTAGGGGGGTCAGTGAGCTCCGAAAATTTGACCAACTCTACCAGCAGTCTTGGGGTAGAGACTATAACGGCTTTAGTTCCAACCGGAATTAAGTTTGGGGATATTTTTATATCTGGAAGGGAAAATCCAAACGCATCAAATTCATTGTCTGAAGTTTTTCCGCTGGCTGTAATAACAGGGGTGACTGGTTTTAACGTCTCTAACACGGTGGTTTCGGGGAGCAGTATTAGAATAACAGGGTTGAATAGCGATGGGTCTATGACTAGTGGGTCACTTAGCGTGGGGATTTCAGGGACAGGTAACTCTAATGGAATAAACCAAGTTCATCTTTGGCCGATTAGCGGTTTTAGTTCGGGGAGCGGTATCGAATCTTATCCCAATACTTTTTACAATACTATTGATTTTCAAATCGATGACGGGTTTGTTGGAACAGGAAAGTTATTCATTAGTAATCCTTGGGATCTTCCTTCTCAAGAGGGCTATTCATCCTCAGTTTCTGCTGGTTATTTAGCCAATCAGGTAACTAGGTTCCCTGATGAATTTATTATCCAAGGAACACAGGTAAACGCTACAGGCTACTCCCCGAGCAGAGGCATAACGGGGTCGACTATTGAGGTTTCTGGTGCTGGGTTTACTCCTGTAACTGGGGTGTTTTTTGACACATACAGTGGAGCTCCACTTGAGGCCCTGTTCGTTCTTAATTCAGACGAAAAGATAACGGTTACGGTTCCTAAAGGGGCCATAGAGGTAAAAGGGGATACCTCTTTGATATTTTCGGGAGGAACTAACGATACAGTAGGGAACTTTGAGGTCTTGCTGGACGCTACCGTGGTTGAATTTGAGATAAATAACCAAGACGATATTCCGGCCAGTAGCTCCAATGTCACGAACTTTACGAATCGAGAAACTGTTAACGGAGTAGTTTTCTTGGTTACCCGAACCCAATTTCCCGATGGCACGACTGTTATAGTAAGTAGTGTTCCAGAAGTTTAAAGGTCGGCCTCGCCTATTCCAATAAAATATAAAAGGCGGTAAAGTTTATTTCTACCAACTTCCTCACCTATTAAATCAAAGGGTCTCTCCATGTTCAGATCTGAATTTGGAGTGGTAACCCACTCCCCAACATAGTCGTCGTCCATTACGGCGCAACATTCGTTCACAAAGTTAACGAAATAGATTAAGTTTTCTTTTTTAATTTCCATACTGGGTATATTTAGCGTTAAAGGGGATGGATATCCTAAGGGAGTCGGTAGGGTTGGGGTCGACATAGTGGGTGAGCCAAGAGGGGAATATAACAACTTTTCCCTCCTTTATTTTGTGAGTAAATAAACTTGTGTCGTAAGGGTTATCTGAAAGGTACCAGTTTTCATTTTCTTTACTTTTAGGGTTAGGGGATGAGAATCTGTGTTGAGGGCGAGGGTCTAGAAAATGAATAAGTCCTGAGTTCTCCGGAAAGCTGGCGTAGTAGCATCCTGAATAATCGTTTCCCGGATGCACGTGAGGAGGGTTAAAGTTTCCTTTTCGGTTTACATTTAACCACGGATCAAGACGATCCCATTCCCCGCTGTCCCAATCATGGATTTTTTCGACTTCTTTTAGAAGCTTAAGGGCTTGAGTCTTAAAAAAAGAGAAGATGCTTCTATCTTCGTCAAAACTCAACTCATCTCCTCCATAAGAATTTAAAGACGGGTTTCCTGTTTGGTTAATGTGCTCTTGAGGTTTCGAAGAAGCAACGAAGTCTAGAACCTGAGGTTTGAATTGATCATGGTAAGGGAAGTCAAACTCCCACAAGTCGGTGATAAAAAGATCATGTTTTTTCGCCCCCTTCTCTTTCTCCATTGGTATTTATATCTGCAAATCAATTCCCTCGTCTCTTTTAACGTTTAAAGAGTAAGCGGTGTTTATTGGTGCCGCATTTCCGGCTGTCCCGACAGGTTTTATGTCGTTTATCAAATAACGAGGCCCGGCTCTCAAGTCAAACATTATTCGATCGTACCTTACCCCAAAATGCTTAAGCATTCTTTCTGTATGATCTTTGTGCTTGCCGTCTCTTGCTGTGGTGAGCACAACAGTGTCTTCCTTGGGAAGGTCTTTAAGGAAGCTGACGCTTTTTTTAATAGGCGTCTCTAGAGTGTGGCTTTTCTCACCTAAGGAGTCTATCGCCAAGTCAATATCTTGATTATATAAGTGTTTGACTATGGTTCCGTCAATATCTATGAACCAAGTTTTGTTAAGGGATTCTTCTGTTGTCATGGTTTAAATTTAACATTAACCGTTTCACTTTCGCATGCTCGGTCAGTGGGAACGTCTGCCTCTTTTTCGTTGATGTTCACCAGACTATTAGACAACAGGTAAGCTTCGACTTCTTCACCGCTAACGTCAACCAGCATTTTGCCGTTAATCTCGACGCAGGGTTGTAGCATTTGGTTTGTTTTTTGTATCATTTCTTGTCGGTGTTCGGAGTCGTTAATTATATCTCGATCCTCAAACGGCAAGTCGTACTTACGCATTATTGCTCGAACTCCATTACTCCATCCACAGGATGGTTTCATATAGGTTATTATTTTCATTCTTTAAGTTCTTTTTTGTTGTTTTGTCTTTCTTTCTTCCAAAATACTCTTTGCCAAAATTTACGCAAATGTTTTCTCCATTGTGGTGATCTGGTTAATTTACTTTTTTTGGCCATTTGCAAACTTCGTCTACAGGTCTTTGTGCAAATCCAAACAGTGGGGATCTTTTTTAAGTCGTCCCGATTTTTCATACGCTTCTTGGCGTATATTAAGGGGTATGCAGTGTTTGTTTCTGGCCCAGTTTGTCATTTTCTGGAAGCAGTTTTCCATTCGGGAGAAGAGTCTGTATTTAAGGGAGTGGTCTCTGTAGGAGCCGAATATTTTTTGTTCGGTGTCCCACATTTTTTGAGTCTCTTCCGATTCTTTCTTGGTTGATTCTAGTGTGAATTTAAGCAGTTCTTTCTTGTCTACTTTTCCGTTCTTAAAGCTGAATTGAAATTCTATAGAGTATTCGTCGTGATTTTTGCTTGTTAGGTAGTCATGAAAGCGAATGACGACATTCTTTTTTACTTTCTCCCACTCTTCGAAGGGGAGAGCCTCCTTTTTCTTTTTGTAAAGATATTGACGGTGGACTTTGTAAAGATCCATCAAATTGTCCAAGTCTTTGGTCTGAAAGAGGTGGTTTTTCTCCAACAGCTTCTCGTCTTCTTCGTTTAGAAGGCTCTTCAGATATCCCTTTGGCACCATTATCTCATCGAACATTCCCATTTTAAACCTTTTCTTTCTTGTATCTTACTCCGCATCCGTGCGCTGTGGTCGTAATAGTTTCGTTTACTATTAAAGTTATTTTTTCTGAAAGTAGGCCAGTATTAATATCAATTACTGAGTGCTTGTTTCCCAACATGTCGTCGACTATGGTAAGCGCCTCATACTCGTTATCATCCACTTCGATATGGCAGAGACAGGTAATTGTGGTTTTTTCGCCCATTAAAAATTAATGCAGGTTCTTTGAAAACACAACCACTCAGTAAGGAGAACCTGCGAACAACCCTCCTTTAACGTGGTAGTAAATCATCAGGCAGGATCTGCGTTCTGAGCCGTTAGCTTAGCTTCGAGGACCTTGACCCTCTCGTTCGCCTCTACGGCCCTGTTGGCTGCCTCAGTAGCCATAGAGTCTATCTCCTTGGCATGAGAGCAGGCTTCGTCTGCGGCGTTTCGAGCATCGTTGGCGGCGTCTTGGGTAGCGGCCGAGCATCGGCGCGAGGACTCCAGCATTATCTTAAGGTAATTAGACATACGTTATTATTTTACTCGTTATTGCCCCTTTTCAAAAGTTTTTTTTAGGGTTGTTAGCTCCCTTATGAAATCAGCTGACATCTCCACCTTTATAGCGTCTTCGTCGTCCATAAGGGGCAATTCGTCTACTATCTTTTTGTATTTTTTTATTAGTCTGGTGAGGAGTTTATGGGTTTGTATGGGCTTTCCTCTTTCAAATTCTGAGATGTTCATTTTTTTTCTCCATATTGTTTTTAACTCTGCTCATTAGGTTCAAAAGGTCGTCCATTTTTTTGAATTCTCCGTTAAGAGCGTTTCCGCGGTTGGTTCCAAGGTCTAGGGAGACTTCCATGAGTTTGCAAACGGCCTGTTTTAGCATAAAGGATTCTTCGCTATAGGGGAGGTCTGACATGTGCGTCTAAGGTTTATTACATTCAAGAAGCTCAACTAGGGAATTTTTAATTAAAGATTGAAGTAGTTAGACTGAAATTTAAGGTTTCCATAGTAAGTGTTGAACCCGCGGTGACCCAAAGAGATATCTGGGACAACGGTGATCTCTCCGCCCAAAGACTTCCACATCTTGCAGAAGCCGTAGTCTTCGCTTTCGTACTTTTTGGTGTCAGGGTTCACTTTGCACTGAAAGATGTCATGGAAATTGTCTCCGGCATCCATGTATCCGTCAATATCATTAGTATATTTTATGTCAGGTCTGGCTTTAATTATTTTTTCTATGCAGGATCGACTTATTAGCATAAAGCCGGTAGCTGCATAGTTAGCCTCCACCGATTGTCCTGTTTTGCTTTTAGTGTACGATGCTGGCGGGAGTTCAGTGGAAAAGTCCGTGGCTAAATGTCTCCACTGTTCTGGGATTTTTCCAGAAGAACCCATCGCTTGCATTTTTTGATGGCTCCAATATTTTTTGGGGTAAACTCCAACCACGACTTCCTTCTGTTGGTCTACTAGTTTCAAGACGTCGTGGGCATCGAAGATTACGTCAGTGTCCACAAAAAGCAAGTGGGTATAGTCTTTAGCCAGCATGAAAGCTGCGGAAGCGTTCCTTGCTCTACTTATAAGACTCTCAAACCAAATAGATCTCATGCCGAGATTAATTCCCTTCTGCCTACACAAAAGTAGTAGGTTTATGGTGCTCATCATGTATTCAGAGTGAACCATCCCTGTATAGCCAATGACAGGGTAAAATATATTTACTTTTGAGTGATCTAATTGGGTTGACGAGTTAGTCATTGATTAAAATCGCTATTTCGAGAATTCTTCTTTTGTTTATAGGCTTCATTTTTTTTATATCAAGATTTTTCCCATAAATATTGCCTTCAAATCCTACCAAATGAACTTCGACTTCGTTTTCAAAAGCGCAAATTGCTAGGCCGTGTCCATAGTTCGTTTCACAAAGATAAACACCTTTTTCACACTCAAGATCTATGTTTGCCGTCGGAAAGCCCATCAAAGAAGCCTCTCCTTCTCCGTGTTTCACCCTAGGCATAAAATTATCTTATCGGGCATGCTCCCCCTTCGCATTCAAGTCCTTCCAGCACGTGACCGTTCCCGACTTTAGCTGGAGTTACTTTTTTGACGGCTAGAGAAAGTTTTCGGTAGGTTTCTTCGTCTATTTTTTCGTAAGGAGCTTGGTCGAAGCCGTGATCTTGGTGCAATAAGAAAGAAACACTTTTAATGTTGTTTTTGTAGTTTTTCCTTAGCCATTCTTTTATCTCTTCCAGCTCTTCTTTTTTGTAATAGACGGTGCAAGAAACTGCGTTGTCAGACCACTCTTTTTGTATTCTCTTTACCAGCTCTAGCTGATCGGTTGCTTTTGTGTCTTCCGCAAGCACGGCGTTCTTGCCTGATTTGCAGGGAAACTCCACAACGACCGTATCGCGATTTAGGGAGCCATCAAAATTCTTGACGTACTCAACGTGGTAGTTCATTTCGCGGCAAATTTGAACCAGTGCATCTTCACTCGACATCCTAACCCTCCTGATGTAGTACTGAGAAAAAGCGGGGTGAACTCCCGGAGTTGCTCCAGCTAGGAGACTTAAGGTTCCGCTGGGCTTCACAGTAGTGAGCTTTATGCTCTCTGGCCATCCATTCTTCTTGCTCCATTCTTGGTCGTATTTGCGTAGAGCTTTGTAACAGTCGTCAAGCCATTCAAGTTTGTCGTCATGAAGGCATTGGCAAATTCCAGTAATGCCTTGTCCTATTCTAAAGTTCTTGTGGACAATTTTATTTGTGTCTTCGTGGATAAATGGGAGAGCACAGATTGCTTTTTGAGTTTTGTAAAGAAGCGTTGCGCATTCAATCATTTCCTGCTTCGACTCAATGTTGTTTAAATAAAGTTCCGCTAAATTGCAGCACTCTTTATCTGCGAGCGAAATTTCTCCGCAAGGGTTGGTGCCTTCGCAGTTTTCTTTGCTTTTTTCTCCTGTCCGCCCAAACTTGGAACTTAGGCCAAGGTTAAAGAATCCGTAAGGCTCTCCGTTGCCCCCGTAACCATCCCAAATACCTTCTGCGATATGATCGTAGCTGTCGCAATAGATGGTATTGTTACTCATGGCTCTCCAGTTAGGGATATTGCCCAAGTCCCAGCGCTTTGCTTTTATATATAGGTAGTCGTCAGGGTCTCCCAAGGCTATTTCAGCGGAACGGCGAACATTACCGGCCACAACAACAGAGCCAATGATATTGGCGATATCTAAAACATCCAAGCTTCGAAGCTTTTTACCTTCTCTGGCTTTTATTACTCCACCTATCTTGCTTATTCCTTCAATTAAGATTTCAGGGCCGCTGGCTGTACCGCCAAAACCCTGAATGGGTTTCCCGGCGCTCCTAACAAGAACGGTAGAGTACGAAAAAGATTTTCCCGAGAAAAAGTAGGAATCTAAGACTTTAGACAGTAATCTTACCCATCCTTCTCTGCTGTCTGACACAATAAAGTCTGCGTCATTAGTGTTCTGTACGGTAATTCCTACGTTCTTTTTGACGCGAGGAAGCTCGTGAATGTCTTCCCTTCTAATGGAGTAGCCTACTCCTCCTCCGAGCATTAAGTTCTCGAAAATAAAACAAAAGTCCTCCGGCTTCTTGATGGCCGTAAACCAACAATTAAGCAAACTGTTTCCTCCGAATCGATCAACGGTAGAGGTTCCTAGTTGCCAGAGTCCGCGACCTGCGAAGTTGCATTTTAAATTAAAAACTAAATCGAATAATCTTTCCGCTTCCTTTTTGGTATACTTAGCGCCTATTTTTTGAGCTCCGTTAATGCATCGAGCTACGGTTTCGTGCCATTCTTCGAGGGTTCCGTCTGCCTTGGCGCGAGAATAGGTTCTCTTGTAAACGATGTACCCCAAGCCGTTAAAGCCCCACTTAGGTTGTTTATTTTTATACTTCTTTAGAAAGTCGGGGGTGATGATAGCGGTGTCTTGTTTCATTATGTAAAATTATATATGGGGGCCTTTATTAGGGCCGAAAGGCAAGCATGGGGGTTTCGGGGAGAGATGTCAAGTTACTTTTCAATGATCTCCAGCTTCTCGTCTGTATTCTTCTGTAGGTTCCTTAAATACTTTTTCGCTTCGATCAGTCCCTCTTCGGTATGAGGGAACGCGCCATATGACCATTTTCTTTTTGCGGATTCAATAAGATAATACTTTTTATTTTTTTTGTTTTTTGGCATGTTCCGCGAGCGTTTGAGAGATCGTTTCTTCCAGTTCTTCTATTTTCTTCTCGAGCAAGTCCAGTTGATCGTTTTCAAATTTCATTCTTTTCATTAGAAGGTTGATCTCTTTGAGGTTTTTAGAGCAGGCGTCTTCTCTGAAATCTTCGGAGGAATAGCTCCACCCGGCTTCCTCTTCGTCCATCTTAGCAAACAGCTTCTCTGCTTTAGCTTCCCAGAAGTCAATGCTTTCGGCGCTCACTTTGGAAGCCTCCACAATCTCTTTTTTCTGGGCCAGAAGTTTTTTTAACAAGGTATCAGTTTTCATTTTCCAAAACCTCCCTAATTAGCTTAAGTTTGTTTGTTATGAAACTTTCCCCCGGATTTTTAACAGGGTCTTTACTTTTAAGTTTCGCGTCTTGCCAGATAGACGTATCTATTACCTGACTGAGCAGAGTGAGTATTTTTTTACGAGTGTCTTCGCTCATTTGAAAATATCTTACTTTAAGAGGAAAAAATTGTCAAACTCAATTTCGTCCCAAGTTGTTGCACTGGAAGATTTTCTATGCTGGGAATGACAAATAGCTAGTCTTTGTTTGGGGTTTTTGTATTCTTGGTTCATGGCTGGGCTGGCCATGCAGGAGCTAATGAAGTCTCCTTTTTTCTGGTCTTTGCTTGGAGAAGGCAGCGGCATACCTATTATTACACAAAAAAAGCCGGGCCTAAGCCCGGCTTTTCTAGTAACCCTTTATTTTATCTTTATTTCCTTGGGTTTGTGTTTGTTTTTTCGTTTAAATGTTAGCCGAAAGACCCCATCCTTTAATGAGGCGTCCGCTGAGGACAGGTCGGCTTTTTCGGGGACTTCATAAGCTTGTCCGAACTTAACTTCTTTACCCCTTTTTGTGGTTTGTCCTTCCAAGTTGAGGTGTCCGTGCTGGTCAAGGCGGACTTTGACGTCCTCCTTGGAAAAGCCGGGCATTTCTACCTCAAATACGTAATCTCCATCTTCTTCTGCGAAGACGGGATCAAAAGTCTTTTCTATTTCTGTGAATAACGGCGCTGCAAAATCAAGCACGCCCCTGCCAAAAGTATTATGTAAATACATAACATCCTTTTAGCAAGGGCTGTGCCATAGTGTCTCTTTGCGTCAGCTTCAGCCTCTAGTGAGGAGAGAATACCCCCTATTTCATTGGCCGAAGTGTGCCTTTTGATTCTACTAGATTCTCAGTATGGAAGGCTTACCATCTTTTATTGAACCTAGTTTTTCGTGACTGGTGTGTCATAAAGTCTCGTAAGATAGGGAGCGTATATCGTACATTGACACCTTTTCTATGTCCGTAGGATTGTCGAATCTGGAAACCATAAAGTATTCTTCATCGACCATCTCCTCCACTTTTCCTCTCCAACCGCCGTTTTTAATGACATGAACATCGGCTCCTATCATTTTGACATTATGGGACATTATTTCCGCGTGCGGGGGATTTTGTTGATGCATGGCGCGTTATTGACCAGAGCTGCCGAAGCCTTGCTCTCCTCTTTGGGATTCTTCTAGTGTCTCCATAGGTTTCCACTCAACGCTGTGACATTTTTCGATAATTAGCTGAGCTATTCTGTCGCCCGGTTTAATTTCCATCTTATTTGCTGATCCAAACATTGTTTCAAAAGTGTTAGGCATTAAATTATATCCTTCGAAGTTTAAATTTATCAATAAAACTTTTACTTCCCCTCGATAGCCTGAGTCTATTACCCCTGCCATCACATCTATACCTTTCTTACACGCTAAACCGCTCCTCGGGGCCACTCTACCGTAGAAACCTTCTGGGATCTCCACGTTGATGCCAGTGGAAATAAGCTTTCTCTGAAAGGGCTCTAGGGTGACGTATTCTGTTGAAAAGAGATCGTATCCGGCATCTGATGTGTTTGCGCGAAACGGCTCTTTTCCTTCGGGGTGGAGTTTTGAGTATTTAACTTCCATATTTAATGCATTCTATGTTGTAAAAGTCAAAAATTTCTAAAGCTTGGGTGTCCCGTTCGTAAACATCCGTATAAACTACCTTGGATATTCCGTAGCTCGCTATTAACGTCGCGCAAGAAGAACACGGCAGCAACGTGGTGGCAAGCATTTCCGCTTCCCCTTTCTTAAAGAGACTCAAACAGTTCACTTCGGCATGAATCATGAATTTTCTGCGGTAATCTCGGTTTCTCCAGAAATCATAGGAAACGTCCTTTCCTGAAGCTAAACCGTTGTAGCCCACCGAAACGACCATTCGTTGAGAATTTAAAGCGCATGCACCTACTTTAACGTAATGATCTTCGCTTCTGCTAGAGGCAGTTTGAGCGATATTAAGTGCGTATTGTTCCCACGAGATCCTCACTAGGGACTAAATCTATTACAACAGGGGAAACAAGTCAAGCTAAATTCCTGATTTTCCCCCGGGAGGGATAGAGCTAAAAGTTTTTCAAAAATCAAACAGAAGAAAAGGTTGACATCGTTCCCCGTGTGTATTAAAACACTTGCTGTGCGTGAAAAACGGTCCGAACCCGTTTTGTCTTTGGGGAGAAATCCCGGAGTTTTCTACTAAGAGCCCCATCGCGGGTGTGGAGTCCACTGCTCACGCTCTTTAGTAGCTAAAGTGACCCCATTGTGACTGGGAATAAAAAAACCGCTGGTTAAATACCAGCCTCGTGCCCGAGGTGATGAGCATGACAGAGGTAAGCGTAGGTTATTAGCATGGTTCCTACCGCCCTTAAAAAGGTGCTCTGTTGTTAATTTAATATTAACTGGTCACACTTCCGTCGTTTGGCCTACGACATAAAATAAAAGATAGCGCCCCTCAGAAAAGTTCTGTTAAAGGAAGTCAACTGCCCCCTTGACTCGGGGGCAGTGTCTTCTGTATATTTCCTTGAAAAAGTTACTGTCAATACATTGCGTTCTACGAAATTAAATATAAAAATATTATTATTATCATAATAATAATAGAAGTTAAGTTAAATGAAGTTTAAGTATAAAAACATAGGTATCTCAGGTGTAGCAGGGTGCGGGAAGAATACGCTCTCGACTATTATAATTAAATTATTGCAAAGGATGGAGCTACCGTACAGGGAGCTAGCTATTGCAAACAAATTAAAACAGGAAATATCTTCGGCTTCCCGTGAACTTTATGGAATTGATTCGTCTAATTGCACTAGGGAGGAAAAGGATAAGATCCGCCCTTTCCTAGTAGCTCACGGGGTAATAAAAAGAAATTTATCAAACGGTAGGCATTGGGTAGACCTGTTAAATAAAGAATTAGCGGCGGATAAAATTAATATTATTACGGACGTAAGGTTTAATCGGTACGAAAAAGACGAAGTGTATTGGTTGAAAAACGAAATAAATGGAGTTTTAATCCATCTCTCTAGGTATGAGGAAGTAAATGGAAAAAGAGTGTATTTCCCCCCAGCCAATGAAGAAGAAAGAGAAAACGACGCCCTAGTAAAACGAGAAGCAGACTTCATTCTTAATTGGAAAAGTGAAAAAAACGAAACAAAAAAAATAATTTCTGCCTCCCAGATGCTAAAATGGGTAAAGAAATTGTATGTTTGAAGGATCTTCTCTTGTCGACATCTCATGCCAACCCATAGCGGCTTGCTGTGGAATAGGCGCTGAGCTTAGCCTGCACCCCGACACCCTTACTCAAGTACATAATCTAAAGTTCAACGAACTTAATGCGTTTTTCTCTTATGATATTAAGATTTGCCGCTTCGATAGTTGTTTATTCTCTGATGATACGGATTCAGATTTCTCCTTCCTCGTAGAGACAATCGTCGAATCTAGCGATCCTTTTGAAGCTCCGTTTTCTGACGCTAATGTTTTTTTAGAAAAAAACTTTGACGATCTAATCGAATACTCTATAATTCTACCACGTATGTTTAAGAAGCATGAGCGCTATGCCCTTGACATGGAGGAGGATAGCGGTTGTTCGTTCGGAAACTTCGGGAATAAGGTGGATTTATGGAAAAAGGATGTTGGGATAATGTAAGCGATAACTATCTAGTCGAAAGAATTAAACTGACTAATTGCGAGAAAAGCTTAGAGGAGCTGATAAAGCGTCACTCACCTATCTGCTTTAAAGTAATAAAAAGATACGCCAGTCCCTTCTACGCAAACAATATAAACATCATTGATGCCTCCTCTGATAAAAATTTAATTATTTGGAACTCCGCCAAGAGTTTTAACATTGATAAAAATGTAAAATTCTCTACTTGGCTAGCCAACCAAGTCAAATACAGCTGCCTTAACGCCTTAAATAAGAAGTCAAAAGATCGGCTGGTATCCACAGAAGACGAAATACTTGAAATACTTAGAGAAAGACCCGATGAAGAGCCAGAAAGAAACCTCTTTGAGTTCACCGGAAATATTCTTAATCAGCTCAAGGACAAAAGGATAAAAGATATTTTCTCAATGAGATATTCCACTCAACACAAAAAGCCGTCATGGTGCAAGGTGGCAGAAGAGTTAAACGTGAGCACCCAAACCGCAATCAATCTACACAACCGGGGAATAGCAGTTTTGAGAAGGAAAATAACAAGCAAAAAGTTTCTCGATTCTATTTGAAAAAAAAGTGTTGACAAGCCTCCCCGCTTGGTACAATATACAGACTCTTATGTCGAACGAACAAAAGAACAACGAATGGAAAGAGCGCGAACTTGGTGCTCTTTGGGTAAAGAAGAGCGTTAGCGGCACACAGTACATGACTGGCCACATCGAACTGAAAGATTCGACAGGTAAGTTGCAACTGGTAATCTTCAAGAACAAAAGCAAATACAACGAAGACGGAAGCATTGCTAACGACAAAGCTCCTGACTTCCAAGTGTACAAAAGCGAAAGCCGCGAGCAGCAGCAGGGATCTGGGAAGGAAGCTACCCAAGAAAAAGCTGCGGCAGCGACTTCGTCAGATGAGGAAACATTGTTTTAGATGTCGGACTTCGCCTTACATCTTCCACTTAATGGTGTAAGTTTCGGACAGGTTAGCACAGCCCTTTTGCGTGAGTTTCACCAGAAGGGCGTGCAGCCTTGTCTGTTTACAATAGGCCAATCAGACCTAAGTTCACAAGATACTAGCCCCGACTTTAATAAGTGGATCGAGTCGGGAATAAAGAAAGCTTTTGAACAGTACGACCGAAACACCCCAATTTTTAAACTGTGGCACTTAAACCACGACAGCCTAACGTCTTATGCAAAAGACCAAACACTTTTTACCTTCTATGAATTGGACAACCCCACGTCCATAGAGGTTAACATAGCTAAAAACCAGAAGAACCTAGCAGTAAGCTCCCATTATACCAAAGAAGTTCTGGAGAGCTACGGAGTAGACAACTGCAAATATATTCCCCTAGGCTTTGATAAAGATAATTTTAATGTCAAAAAAGAAGACTACCTAAAAGGTAAAATAGTATTTAACCTAACAGGAAAGCTCGAGAAAAGAAAACACCACAAAAAAGTAATCCAAGCGTGGCTAAAGAAATACGGAAACAATAAAGACTATGTTCTGCAGTGCGCCATAGCTAACCCTTTTATAAAAGAGGCGGATTTTAAAGGGTGCCTAAGTCAGATCATGGAAGGGAAGTCTTACTTCAACATCAACTTCCTAGGGATGATGCAGAAGAACGTCCTCTATAATGACTTCCTTAATTCTGGAAATATTATACTGGGGATGTCCGGTGCAGAAGGATGGGGCCTTCCCGAGTTCCAATCCGTAGCCCTCGGAAAACACTCTGTTATTTTAAATGCTTCAGCCTACAAGGAGTGGGCGACCGACGAAAATAGCGTCCTAGTAGAACCTAACGGTAAAGAAGACTCGGCTGACGGAATATTTTTCAAAAAAGGAAACCCTTACAATCAGGGTAAAATTTTCACCTTTGACGAAGACGCCTTCATTGATGGCTGCGAGAAGGCGATAGAAAGATACAAAGCCTCCCCAGAGAATACCGCTGGCCTTGAACTCCAAGAGAAATTCACTTACAAAAAGACTGTTGACGCAATTATGGAGGTTATGGATGCCTGAATATGTTTACGAAAACCCAGATACCGGCGAACTGGTTAATGTGTGGCAGAGCGTTCACGAAGAACACTCTTATGAGATAGAAGGGGTGTCTTACAACCGAATCTACACCGTTCCTCATGCTGCGATAGATACCAGAATAGATCCCAATTCCCCATCTGAGTTTAGGCAAAAAGCAAAAGGAACTATTGGAGACATATGGGACCAGTCGGCTATCGCTTCTGAAAAGAGAACGAAACAGCAAGGGGAGGACCCAGTTAAAAAACAATTTTTTAAGGACTACTCAGCAAAGAGAAAAGGGGGAAAACACCCCAAAGATCCAAGCAGATTTGAATGATAAGGTTATATTAATAAGTGATTTTTTTATTGATGATTTTGTAGGCGGAGCAGCTTTAAATGATGAAGAGATATACAGACTCTTATCTGAGCGTTTCGATGTACAAAAAATAAAAAGTCGTTACCTTTACGAGGGGTTCGTCCAAGAGAACCTCGACTCTTTCTTTATAATTTCCAACTTCTTCGGGATTAGTCCCGCCATTCGGGACCTTATACAAAGTAAGTGCAAATACATATTGTACTGCCATGATTATAAATTTGTACAACATACCAACCCCGCTGTATATCCCAATCAAATTGTCCCCCCAAAAGACTTAATAAACGTAGAGTTTCATAAGGCTTCCCACAAAATAATTTGCCAAACCCAGTTTCAGAAAGACATTTACGATAAAAACCTAAAGTGTCCGGATAAAACCGTCAGCTTTTCGGGTAACCTATGGTCAGAGAAGCATTTAGACCTTCTCGAAAGCCTTCTTGAAACGCCAAAGCGATCTCGCTACGCCATAGTTAATTCCCTTTATCCCCAGAAAGGTGTTAAGGAATCTGTCGAATTTTGCGAGAAAGAAAAAATCCAATACGACATAATCGAAGATCGCGACTACGATAAGTTTCTACATAAACTTTCTCAATATTCTCATTTAGTTTTCTATCCTTCCACCCCGGAAACTTGCTGCAGGCTCGTTCTTGAGGCTAAAATGATGGGAGTCAAAACGGTAATAAACAACCTCATAGGATGTTCATATGAACCGTGGTACAAAAAGGATGGAAAAGAAATGATAGACTTTATGAGGGAGAAACGAAAAGGGTTTAGGGATTTCTTTAGGAGTATTCGTGAATAAAAAAATAACAGTAATTTTGAACGGGTACCGCAGGCCTCACACCCTAAAGGCCCAAATCGACGCGCTAGCACGACAAACGGTCTCTCCGGATACCGTTATGTTTTGGCAGAACAAAGACAGTGATGAGAAATTTGATTATTCATTACTTCGAGACTGTATAGTCACTGTCAACAACGCCAATTTTGGAGTGTGGGCTCGTTTTGCTTACGCGCTTAACGCAACCACCGAATATGTTTGTGTGTTTGACGACGACACTATTCCCGGCTCTAAGTGGCTGGAAAATTGTTTAAGCACCATTGAAAAACAGGAAGGGCTCTTAGGTGCTATCGGCGTCATATTTAAGGATGAAAATTACATAAATTATGACAGGCACGGCTGGGCTAACCCCAACGAGGAAACAAAACAAGTAGACATAGTCGGGCATAGCTGGTTCTTTAAAAGGGAATGGCTCGGAGCTTTTTGGAGGGAGGCTCCTGTCCCAGAAAGCAGAATATGCGGAGAAGACATGCACTTTTCTTACTCCATTCAAAAACACTTGGGCCTAGGAACCTTTGTTCCCCCTCACCCAAGGGGCGATATGGAAATGTGGGGATCCCATCCCAAGTTAGCCTTTGAGTACGGGGTAGACAAGAACGCTATTTCAGTTAACCACCATGCTTCATCTTTTGGCCAAGCCCTAAAGACTACTATCGACAAGGGGTTCAAACCTATGAGCCTATGAAAAAAATATTAATTTGCTACGGAACTCGGCCTGAGCTCATTAAGATTTCACCAATTTTAAAGAACTGTCTGGTGCAGTACCACAATATATCTTCCTTGTGCACGGGGCAGCATACAGACCTACTAGACGGAGGCTTAAAACCTAATTACTCCCTCGAAATTAATAACTGCTCCCCCAACAGACTAAATTCAATTTTCTCTTTTATAACTGGGTCTTATGCTTTCGATCAAATTTTAGAAGACGGCTTCACTCACGTAATGGTTCAAGGAGACACGGCGTCAGCCTTTGCTTGCGCTTTGACTGCATTCAACAAAGGGTTAGGGGTAATTCATCTCGAAGCAGGACTGAGAACCCATGACAAGAGGCACCCATACCCCGAGGAGACTTACAGACAAAGTATTTCTCGCCTAACTGACGTACACTTATGCGCCACCGAAGCAAACAAAACAAACCTTATAAACGAAAACGTTAAAGGAGAAATGCATGTGGTAGGAAATACTGTTCTCGACCACCTAACAACGGCTGACGTTAGTTACAATAACGACATTCTAATAACCCTTCACCGGAGAGAAAACCACAAACTGATACCTTTCTGGTATCAGCAAATAGAAGAGATAGCCTCCGAGAACCCCACTTTAAATTTTGTTTTTATATCTCACCCCAACCCGGACTCCAAAGGGACATTCAAGAAACCGCTAAGTAATGTTAGAGCCATACAACCTCTTCCCCATAAAGAATTCATAAAAAGAATAACTGCTTGCCGTTTTTTGATCACGGATAGCGGGGGCCTTCAAGAAGAAGCATCGTTCTTGAAGAAGAAAGTTATTGTTTGTAGGGAGACTACTGAAAGGCCCGAAGCGTTAGGAACTTTCACTTATCTATGTAAATCAGTTGGGGAGCTTCCCAATCTCTTTAATAAAGTAAAAGAAGACTTTACCCCAGAAGGAGAGTGCCCTTTTGGAGACGGCAAAGCAGCGGAGAAAATATTACAACTGCTATGAAAGTTACAGTAACAGGCGGCAGAGGCTTTATAGGAAGCCATTTTGTCGAGAGCGCCCTAGAAAAAGGGTGGCGCGTTTATGACATAGACAAGATGGGATACGCTTCTCACCGATCGCTTCCTTGGGATAAAGATAAAAACTATACGTTAACGCATGGTAACATTGCCAACATAAGGCACCTTCCCACTTGCGATATAGTTGTTAATTTTGCAGCAGAAAGCCACGTGGATAACTCCATAACGAACTGCGCTCCTTTTATAGAGTCAAACGTTATAGGTGTACACAACCTACTGGAGCTCATAAGAACCAAGCCGAAATATAAACGCCCTCTCTTTTTTCACATCAGCACGGACGAAGTTTACGGTGACATAACCGAGGGAGCCTTCAAAGAAAATGATAAACTTAACCCGAGCAACCCCTATTCAGCGACCAAAGCCTGTTCGGAGATGCTAATAAACTCTTACCACCGAACTTACGGGATCGAGTACGTGGTAAGCCGAAGCGGCAATAACTACGGCAGCAGACAGTATGAAGAGAAGCTCGTAGCTAAAGCCATTTCTTGCCTGAAAGACGGCAGTAAAATACCCCTCCATGGGGATGGCTCTTACGTAAGGGATTGGACTTATGTAAAGGATAATGTTGACGGTATAATGAGCATCATAGAAAAAGGGATTACAAATGATTGCTTTAATATCGCAGCTAATAATCATTTTACAAACAAGGAAGTAGTGCAGACTATAATAAAAAAATTTAACAAGACTGACGCAGAGATCCAGCACGTAGAGGATCGTTGGGGGCAAGACGTTCGCTACTCAGTGGATACCTCCAAAATAACCCAAGTTACAGGATGGATGCCACGACACATTGGAGGACTCAACCTAGACTTTGTAGATGAAGAATTATAAAGAAGAATTTGACAGAATTCTAGCCCTCGTCAAGGATAGAACCCCTTTTGCTTTTTCTCGCTTCTCAGACGGAGAGGTTACGGTGCTGAGAAACAAGACTGTTGTTCTCGCTGAAGATCACTTCATCCAAGGAGATATTCACGGCGACCAAAAAGTTTACGCTAACAGCTACATGCCCGAGGAACAAAAAAGCTTTATCCCTTCCCTCAATAAAAGAGAGCACGAAAAGCTCATAGAAGCTTTCAAATTTAAGAAAAAGAATTATATAAAAGGCATTCCGGGACAGAACAGTTTGGATGGCGGACAATCTTGGAAATTTTGTACGGAATTGTACGGCCCGGACGACTGGGGAAGTCTATCTTTTTGTAACGTAATGATAAATGGAAACTATTCTCGTTTTATTAAAGAAATGCTTCCTTTGTTCGAGGGTAAAGATATAGTTTTGGTGGCCAATGAGAACTCTAAACTGGACAAATTACCTTTTAAAGTAAAGAAGTTCTTTCCAATCGGCAGCAACTGCATGGTAAACAATTTTGATTTGCCTAAAGAGATTAGTGAGTGGACAAAAGAAAATGATATTTCTAATCATTTATTCCTTTTTTCTGCCGCCACACTTAGCAACTTTTTATGCTACGACCTCTTTAAAGATCACGGCGACAACCAGTACATGGACATAGGGTCTTCGCTGGGGCCTCTCCTTCAGTTAGAAGGGTGGAAATCTAGCAGAACATACCTACTAGCTCACTGGGGCAACTCTGACCACCCTGTCCTTCACGAGGAGGACGTATGGAAATAATAAAGTGCGAAACCTGTCACTGGGATGACATTTTAGAAATTCGCAACGAAAACCGAGAAGGTTTTGGCAATTCTGACATTATCCCCCCCGAGGATCATTTCAAATATATGACCCATCATTTTAAAAATTATTTAATCTGTACTCACATGAGAAAGGTTATAGGATTTATTGGGCATGTGGAAAACGATATAAGGCTCGGTACAAGAAAAGAATATCAAAGAAGAGGGGTCGCTAAACTCATGGTGGAAAGTTTTATGGAAAAGCACCCGGAGGCTTTCGCTAAGATTAAGTTAGATAACGAAGCCAGTTTAAAATTATTTGAAAGTTCTGGCTTTAAGAAGAAGTATTATGTTTTGGAAAGATGAGAAACCCCTTTGAAATAGTTGAATGGTTCGAGGAAGCAGTCGCTGAATATACCGGCGCTCCTTATGCTATTGCTTGCGATAGTTGCACCGACGCCATATTTCTTTGTTGTAAATATTTACAAGTACAAGGTTCGACAATAACAATTCCCGCTCGTACTTATATCTCCCCTCCTCAATCGATACTACAAGCCGGAGCAAAGGTAGAATTTGAAGATATTGAATGGAGCGGAATTTACCAGCTTAAACCTTTTCCCATTTACGACGCCGCTAAGAGGTTAACGTCAGGGATGTATGTTCCCGGCTCCTACATGTGCCTGTCCTTCCACCATAAAAAGCCCTTAAAAATAGGAAAAGGAGGCATGATTCTTACGGACGACAAAAGAGCTACAGAAACCATAAGGCAGTTGAGGTACGAAGGCCGCACCATAGGCGTTCCCTTTCAAGACGACCACCTAGGAGACGGCGGTTGGAATATGTACATGACACCAGAACAAGCCGCCAGAGGGCTAACTCTCCTAATGGCTTACCCAGAACACGCGGAAGACCAAGTTGAAGACCCCCCTTACAGAGACTTAAGAACTTTTAATTTGTTTAAATGAAAACGGCATTACTATTTAACGGTTATTTTTCTAGCCGATCAGACACCGCCACCACCGTAGCGGCTGAAAAAGCTTTTCTCCACGTTAAAGAGCAGATTATCGATAAACTCAACGGAGAAGTAGACATTTTTATTCACTCTTGGGACATAGAAAACGAAAAAAAGATAAAAAAAACTTACGGGGAATGGATTAAGGTGATCAAGGTCGAAAAGCAAAAAGACTTTTCTCGCGAGCTGTCGCTAATGGACGAAGACTGGTACAATAAAGGCTTCGAAAGAGAAAAAACAATGTACAAAGAGTGCAAACTGGAAATTATTTTGAGCTATCTTTACTCTAGAAAAGAAGCGGTAAAAATAAAAAAACAATTCGAAAAGAAGAACGGCTTTTTGTACGACGCGGTCTTTCTCGGAAGATTCGACTTGGGGACTCGCGGCAAAGAGTACTACCAACCAGCCGGGTGTTATCCCACTGACGTTATCTTCAACCCCTCTGCATCCATGGAGCAGGTGCACACCCCTTTCTGGTACCAGTTTAATGCGGGATACGCCGACCACTGGTGGTACTCCAACTCTAATAATATAGATTTAATCTCAACGTGGTACGATAAGTGTTTTGAATATTTTAAAAAGGAAAGCGACTACTCTAGAGCTCTAGAGAGCGGATGGTTTGACAGTAACGCTTTTGATGAATTCTCCAACGAATCGCTAAAGCCTATTAGCGAAAGAAGCAGCAATTTAGTCAAATACCCTAGATGGACGGCTATCAGCACACACCATTGCGCAAAATGGTTCATGAAAGACGTGGGCCTTTACTACAAAACCTCCTCTATGCTCAAAAACGATTTTAAAATAGGTAACCCATGAGAAGTATTTGTGTTTTTTGCGGTAGTGGGTCTTTAGACCTCATAGAGAGTATCCCCCAATTTCCAATCTATATGGGGGCGACAAACAAAGAAAAATTTTCTTTTGAGGACTTAGTTTATGGAGTGTGCCAAAAATGTAAAGGAATACAGCTTCTAAATTTAGTGGGGTTGGAAAAAATATATGATGAAAACCATAACATAAGCATAGTTGGTCCTTTATGGAAGGGTCATTATTTAAAATTTGCAGATTTTATACTATCTTCTGTCGAGCCAAATAACGCCTTAGAGATAGGAGATCCGTCTTTTAAATTAAAAAAAGTTTTACTTAAATCGAAAAGCTGGACCGTGGCCCAACCAAACATTGACCCATCTTTGACTTTACCTAAAAACGTTACTTACATTGACGGCTTCGTGGGAGAAGGGTTTTCAAAACATTTTAAAAACAAAAAAGTAGACACTATCATAATGTCTCATGTTTTTGAACACCTGTACGAACCAGTCGATACGCTAAAAGAGCTAAGGAAATGCTTGAAAGACAATGGTTCTATTTTTATCTCTATCCCTAATTTTGAATACATAAACAAAAATAAATTAATGCCACCATTGGGGCTACATTTTGAACACACTTTTTTTTGCGATAAAAATAGGGCTTTTCTTCTTTTCGATAAAAGCGGATTCCAAGTCGAGCAAGTCTTAAATTTTAAAAATCATTCAGTTTTTTTTGAAATAAAGAAATCCAAGTCAAATAACCTGACTCAAGACCTGACTAACACCTTGGGCCACTACAAAAATATTGTGAAAAAACTCAATAAACTTTCCCAAAAGTTTTATCTGTACGGAGCCCATTTTCCCGCCCAACTTCTAATTTCATTGAAATTAGACCCAAAGATGGTAGTATCTATTCTTGACAACGCAAAAGACAAGCACGGAAAAAAACTTTATGGCACTGATTTAATGATTGAGCCTTTATCAGTAATAGAGGGAGACGAAAACCCTATAGTACTGTGCGAGATGGGACCCTACTCGGAAGAGATAAAGCAACAGCTTAATAACATCAATAGCGGAGTATCTTTTTTAACTTAACAAAACTAATAGTAATGTTTAGCTTTTTTATACACACCCACACTGATTGCAAAGATATATGGCCTGCTTTTTTTGGGCGGTTGGATAAGTACTTCCCGAAGCATTCTAAAAAAGTATTAGCCAATTGCGAAGATGACTTTTTGACACCGTACGAAACATCATACTATGATCAAAAGTTGGAGTACTCAAGCCGGATAAAGAACGCCCTATTACCATTGGGAGATGAAATAATACTCTTCACTCACGAGGACATGATTCTTTACGACACCCCGCTATATAATACCTTAGAGGAATATTGCGATTTAATTAAAAACGACAAAGCGGATTTTATAAAACTGTTAAAATGTATGGATACACCGGGAGATTTTGACTTTCCAGTTTCCGATGTTCACCCCGACCTTTCCCCATGCCCTAAGCAATACTCCTTTACTATCCAACCGACCCTATGTAAAGCATCCAAACTTTTAGACGTGTTCAGTTCTTGCGCCCCAACTAATATTTGGGACTTTGAATCTAAAATATATTCTATTTTTACTAATTTTGTTCATAACAAATGTTACATGTCTTCATTTGAAGAGGAGAGGAAAAGAGGCTTGGCCCACTGGGAGTCAGTGGCTTACCCTCACGGTAACATGATTTACAAAGGGAAATGGACCTATAATGAATACCCAACTGAAATAAAGACACTTTGTGGTGAGTATGGAATCGATTTTAACGAAAGAGGCACAGCTTGAAAAAACTAATTATATTCGACCTTGACGGGGTTCTCATTGACACGAAGGACACTCACTACGAAGCCTTGAACAAGGCCTTAAGAGAAGAGGGGGAGGGCTATGTCATTACGGAATCGGAACATATATCTACCTACGACGGGTTAAGTACTAAAGAAAAACTTAAGATGTTATCTGAGGCAAAGAATCTCCCTACATCAAAGCACGAAAGAATTTGGACGCGAAAACAGCAAATAACAAACAACGAGTTAGACAAAATTGTAGAAAACGAAAAACTGATTCAGATATTCAAACACCTAGAGGAAGAAAATTTCCTGATCGCTTGCTGCTCCAACGCAATAAGAAAAACAGTTTACAAAATACTCTCTAAACTGAACATTATTTCTTATTTTGATTATTTAGCATCAAATGAAGATGTTAAAAATCCCAAACCCCATCCGGAGATGTACTGGAAAGCGATGTCCGCTTTGAAAACTGACCCGGAAGACACTATAATAATTGAGGACTCTCCCAACGGTCTTTTAGCGGCGCAAAGAAGCGGCGCAAAAGTTTGTCGGGTTAAGGATTCCTCAGATTTAACATTATCTAAAATAATAAACTGTATGACTACAGAAGAAACAACTAACCCTAAGTGGAAAGACGAGAACCTCAACGTTTTGATCCCCATGGCTGGAGCAGGTAGTCGCTTTGAAAAAGCGGGATACGTTTTTCCAAAACCCTTAATAGAAGTTAACGGAAAGCCCATGATCCAAACTGTCGTGGACAATCTGGGGGTAGAAGCGAATTACATATTCATCGTGCAGAAAAAACACAAGGAGAAATACAACCTTGACTCGGTCTTGAACTTAATAGCTCCCAACTGCACCATCGTAGAAGTTGACACCATGACGGAGGGAGCGGCTTGCACCACGCTACTCGCTAAGGAATATATAAACAATGATAAGCCCCTACTAATGGCAAACTCTGACCAATTTGTTGAATGGTCTTCGAGCAAATTTTTATACAAGATGCAAGAGCAGGATCTAGATGGAGGCATCCTAACCTTCACCTCAACTCATCCCAAATGGTCTTACGCAAAAGTAAACGAACAAGGGAGGGTAACGGAGGTCGCGGAAAAGAAACCGATATCCGACTGCGCGACTGTTGGTATATATTACTGGAAGAAGGGTAGTGAATACGTCAAATACGCCGAACAAATGATAGAAAAAAATATTAGAACCAACAACGAATTCTATGTTTGCCCTGTTTTTAACGAAGCGGTAGACGACAATAAACAAGTAGCAATATTCAATATAGATAAAATGTGGGGACTAGGAACCCCCGAAGATCTAAGGTGTTATATTGAGAACTATAATAAATGACAACGATATCTCACAGGGGAAATTTACGAGGGCCCGACGAAGATATTGAAAACGTTCCGGAGCAGGTGACGAAAGTCCTAAGCTCCGGGCTTGACTGCGAAATAGATGTATGGAAAATTAACGGCAAGTTCTTTCTCGGTCACGATGAGCCCAGATACGAAATAGGAGTAGAGTTTTTAAAAAATGATAAGTTGTGGTGCCACGCCAAAAACTTAGAAGCCTTGGAGAGCATGCTTCACAATAACCTACATTGCTTTTGGCACGAAACTGACAAATTCACAGTAACCTCGAAGGGATATATCTGGACGTTTCCCGGCGAGGAAGTCGTAGACAAGTCAGTTATCGTACATAAAGATGCTGATTGGGGAAACAAATATGATTGTTTTGCGGTTTGTACAGACTACACAGATATATGGAACAAAAAGACAAAGATTGGCTTGAGTTTATAACTTCCGAAGTAAGCCAGAGTTACGGCCTCCCCGCTGATTGTAAAGGAGGCGTCGTAATAGATTGTGGTAGTAACGTAGGAGCGTTTCCTTTGGTTTTTAATTGCAGGTTTGATAAATATGTTTGTTATGAAGCGAACCCCAAAAATATAAAATTAATGAAGGAAGCACTTGATTTTTATAACCTCAACGCTCCCCCTTCTGGCTATGATTTAAGAGATTTTTATTCCGTAGAGAACAAAGCCTGCTACAAAACAGGGGGCATGACCGTTCCTATTTATGACCACACAGATAAACGTTCCGGAGATTGCTCTATATACCTCTCCCACAGCCATATAGAAAAAGACAAGATAGCTGATGTACCTACTATTTCAGTGGAAGACGTAAGGAAAAAATATTTTTGTGAGTCCTGCAAGATTCCTATACAATTGTTAAAGTGCGATGTTGAAGGGGCGGAACATGATTTTTTGCTAAACCAAGACATCTCTATTTTCAAATTTATTTGCATGGAAATTCATGGTGAAGAAGCAAAATTTCATAAGATGGTAGCTTTTATTTCCGAAACCCACAATATAATCTCCTTACACGACAAGGTTATTACAGCAAAATTAAAAACATGAAAAAAGTACTAATAACAGGAATCCTCGGTCAAGATGGAGCTAACATGGCCGAATACCTATTGTCGCTCGAAGGCAACATGGAGATAGTAGGAATGATGCGTCGAACCTCCAATGTCAATAAAAGCAATATTGAAGCTTTTGAAAATCACCCCAGCTTCAGCTTGGTTTACGGCGACTTAACTGACGATGTTTCGATCGACAAGGTCGTGAAAGAAACTCAACCCGATTATTTTATTAATTTTGGGGCCAATTCCTTCGTGGGATGTAGTTGGGATATGCCCCTGCAGGTTTTTGATGTTAACACCTTGGGGGTAATCCGATCCTTGGAGGCCATAAGGAAGTTTAAGCCCGAGTGTCGCTTTTACAGCGCCGGAAGCTCTGAAGAATTTGGGGACGTAGACTACAGCCCTCAGGACATTAACCACCCGATCAAAGCTAGAAGCCCATACGGAGCCTCAAAAGCGGCCTCACGCCACTTGGTGAAAGTTTACAGGGAATCTTACGATATGTTCGCTATCCACAGTATCCTCTTTAATCACGAAGGGCTTCGCCGTGGAGAAGAGTTCGTCACCAGAAAGATTACTAAAGGGGTCGCCCAAATTAAATACGCTTTGGATACGGGCGAAGACTTCACGCCACTTCAGCTCGGAAACATAAATTCAAGACGAGATTGGTCTGACTCGGAGGATTTTGTTAGGGCTGTTTGGCTGATGCTCAACCAAAAAGAACCAAAGGAATACGTATTATCCAGCAACGAAACTCATAGTGTAAAAGAATTTGTTTCCTTAGCTTTTCAAGAAGCGGGAATAGCGGGCTTATGGAGCGGTGAAGGCAGAGATGAAAAATTTAGAGTTTTTCAAGAAAATAAAATTTTAGCGGAGATTAATGAGGAGTTTTATCGCCCCGCTGAAGTTGACCTACTCTACGGTGACTCCAACCCCATCCGAGAGGAACTTGGGTGGAAACCCAAGTTTTCTTTCCAAGATTTGGTGAAAAGGATGGTAAATAATGACCTTGAAATTGCAAAAAAACGGGCTTTTTCCCCCTGAGCCTACTCCCTCAAGGTTTTTCAAAAATACTAGTAAAAAATAAAATAAGGGCCCTCTTTAGAAAAATCCGTTCTTGACATGCAACCCCGAACACAATAAGGTAGGGGCCGATGGCGAAACCTAAAAGATTTGATTGCGAGCATTGCCACAAACCTTTTCTCTCTCCTCATAAAAAAAAGTTTTGCTCTTCATTCTGCCTGAAGAAAGGGCGGAAGAAGTTCGAGGAGCCATTAAATTCTTTAATAGTAAATAAATTACTTAAAAACCCCAAGGCCATATGGAAAGACCAGAATGCACGTTTTCGAGAAATAAAATTTACCAAAAAGTTAATTGAAAAGTACCCCTTGAGAGCTTTCTGGGCAGCGCTGCCTCCTAAATTCGAGGCTGACAGTTTGGCTTGGTACATTGCTCCGCAAGGCTGGGAGTATCTTAAAGTAGAGTACGCTAAATTTGGTCTTGACTTACCACCCCCAATTCGACATAATGTATCAGACGTCAAAATTGGTGACGACAAGTCGATGTCCAAAAAAACCACAAACATTAAAGACTTTTTAAATTATGGCAGCAAAAAAGAAAACAACTGAAGGACTAAGCCCTGTAGAGCAAATACAGAGCTACCTTAAAGAAAACAAGCAGGACCACTATAACTTTGAAAATACGCCGGATTACACGGTTTCCAGCGGAAGCTTGTTGTTGGATATTGAAATGGGTGGAGGAATTAGACCTTCTATTATCCGGGCCTCCGGAGTATCCGAAGGGGGTAAAACTTCATGCGCTTTATCTTTTGCTCGTAATTTCCAAACGACAGTAGAGAACTCTATGGTCGTTTACATCAAGTCCGAAGGTAGGCTCTCGTCGGACATGATTGATCGCTCCGGAGTCGATACTACCGCCGAAAAATGGTTCGTTTATAAAAGTAATATTTTCGAGAGCGTTTTGCAACTAATGCGGGATTTGATAACGAACAACCCCACCGAATGTAAATATTTTTTTATTGTCGACTCGATGGATGCGATGGTTCCAAAGAAAGACATGGATCGCTCTTTCGAAGACTCAGACAAGGTGGCTGGCGGTTCCGTTCTAAGCTCTAACTTTTTGAAGAAGATGGCTTTAGGGCTTTCCACGAAGGGTCACATTTGCTTCATGATCTCGCAAGTCAGGAGCAAGGTCAGCATAAATCAATACGAGAAGACCGACCCCAAGCTCACCAACGCTTCGGGAGGAAACGCTTTGCTACACTACTCCGACTGGATTCTCGAATTCCAGCCGCGCTGGTCGAAAGACTTAATCCCGCCAAAAGAAAATAATGGCGACGGACACTGGTGCAGGGTTATATTCCGGAAGTCAGCAAACGAGAAAACAGGTACAGAGGTTCGTTACCCTATCAAATACGGCCGAACAGGAGGCAGGAGTATATGGATAGAGTATGAGATTATAGACATGCTTATTCAGTGGGACATGGCGACCACCAAAGGCGCTTGGATCATCGTGGGGGACAGCTTGGTGGAAGAGATTAGAAAAGAAGGCTTAGAAATAGAAGCAAAGCACCAAGGATTGGACAATTTCCGGAAGTATTTAGAAGAGGCGCACGAAGTTCGCGATTACCTTTTCAATAAATTTAAAAAAGCCCTACAGGTTAAATAGTGAAATTATATGACATCGGAGGAAAACTTAAATACAAAAGTGTCCATAAGTATCGAGCCGATTGGGATAAAGAATGTCGCTCAAACTTTCAATTCGAAGTTAAGCAGTTCTTCAGGCCTTTTTGGGAAAAACACATTTGTTACGAGGAGTTTCCCGTTTACGGCACGAGGATGAAAGTAGACTTTGTAAATATGACGAAACGGATTGCAGTTGAAGCGCAAGGTGCTCAGCACGATTCATTTAACAAGTTCTTCCATGGTAATTCTCGAGCCAACTACCTAAAATCGATAAAAAGAGATCACCACAAGATGATCTGGCTTGAAAATAACGGTTTTGAGGTTCTTGAGATAAAGGCAGAGGACTTACCATCACTGTCGCGAGAATACATTTTTGAGAAGTTTTCGGTAAATATATAAAAGAGTGTAATGAATTGTATGAAAATAGGTGAGACGCAAAGAATTCCCGATAACATCTTAGACCAGCTAAGTGAGTGGTCATGCGGGGGCTTCATGCTCTTTAATTTTGACGAAGAGGGCAACCCTCAAGTCTATTCAAAAGTAGAAGACGAAAGAAACGCTATGTCTTTGCAATATCTCGTAAGTCACTGGTCTGACGCGATGGAAGGCATGAATGCCAAGAGCTTCGATGAAAATTTAAATAATGTATTTGGAGAAGATGAAGAAGAAGGACTAGACGAAAATGAGTGATACAAGCATAAACGAATACTACCCAGAGAAAGCCCCCACGGAAGTTCCTACGTCTTTAGTGGCGGGAGAAGCTCCCGAACTACCTACGGAACCTCCTATCGGTCAAGCTTCAGATTCTGCCGAGCCAGCCTCCGCGGAAGTGCGTACCGAAGTAATGGATTTAGGTATAGATTTGCCCGACATCCCCCTTCCAGATGATGACCCCTTAGAAGACTCAATTAAAGATGAGTTTAACGACGCCGCCTTTAATTTTGCTATCGTTGGAGTTGGTCAAGGGGGGTCAAGGCTTGCCGAGTCTTTTTGGAACTTGGGGTATCGTCGAGTAGGGATTATCAATACCGCTCAACAGGACCTGTCTTTAATTAAAATACCCGAAGAAAATAAGCTCCTTATTGGAGAAGGCGGAGCCGGAAAGAACCCAGAAGCGGCAGATGAAGTTTTCAGAACTAGGTACGAAGACATTCTGGATTTTCTAAAAAAGACCTTTGGGACATCTTACGAAAGAGTTTTAGTTTGTGCGGGTGCAGGAGGCGGGACTGGAGCCGGAGGTGTGGCTAGGGTGTTAGATATCTGTCATGACCTTAGTCAGTCCTTAGGGAAAGAGAAAAAAGACACCGATGCAAAGGTAGGTTGTATTTTGGCGTTACCAACTAGAGGAGAAGGAATAAAGGTCCAAGAAAATTCCAAAAAGACAGTGACTAGAACCTTAGGCCTGCAAAAGGCGGGAGTAGTTTCTCCTTTAATTATTCTTGATAATGAAAAAATCAAACAGCTCTATCCGAAGTTAAGCGTTAACCAGTTTTGGGGCACTGCAAATAATAGCATTTGTTCTATCTTTCATCTATTCAATAAGATATCGGCGAAAGAGTCAGCCTACACGACCTTCGACAAAGCAGATCTGGATACAATTTTCTCTTCCGGATTAATTATGTTTGGAGCCACTCCGGTCAAGGACTATACCGATACGGGGATTTCTTATGCTGTTAGGGACAACCTACGCAAAAACATATTGGCAGGGGTTGATGCCGCGACAGGGAACGTGGCTGCGTGCGTTATTATTGGCGACAAGGGTTCTCTCGATAAGATTCCTCAAGCCAGTTTAGAGCACGGATTCGAGCAGCTAAGCCGAATGATGGGAACTCAGTCAACGGTTCATCGGGGAATTTATGCGGGAGCAAAAGAAGGCGTAGCTGTATATACGGCAATCGGAGGGTTAGAAGCGCCCGATACGCTTTTTGATTATTTCTTTAAGGTAGATCGAGTCTACAAGTGACCAACATTTTCTATTTTCTATAGAATAAATGCCCATATACTCTAATCAGGTCGAGAGTCACGTTTTAGGCGGACTTCTTAAGCACCCCGAAGTATTAACTGAGATAGATTCTTTCGTTAATGCTGCGGACTTTTATAACGATATTCACCAGACAATTTATTGCATCCTTAGGGAAGCTATTCTCAACGGTGAAAAAATAGATAAAGTTCTAGTAGCCACTAAGATATCAAACTTAGGCATCTCATCTAAAGATGATATTGATATTTACGATTATGTTAACACGTTAAGTTATACGTCCATAACGCATGATGCAGTAATCGACTCCTGTAAAGAGCTTCTAAAGTTCCGTATAAGAAGAGAACTAAGCGAGACAGCCGACCGAATTAAGGAGCACGTAACTAACTCTTCTAACGAAGGCTTAGATGAGATAATAGCCTCTACTGATTCCATCTACAGCGAAAAGATTTCTAGTTATTCATTTGAAGATGACCCTCAAAACGTTTTCGACGACTTAGAGTTTAAGATCGAAGAAAGAGGCAATAACCCATCTGACGATACGGGGCTCTCTACTACTTACGATGAATTTAACCGCCTCTTTGGCGGGCTACGAGGTGGCAACATTTACGCGATAGTTTCCAGACCAGCTCAAGGCAAAACAACATTTATCAATGAGTTGTGCTTAGGAACAGCAATTAAAAACGATGTTCCTGTTCTCGTATTGGATACGGAGATGACCACGGACGAAATCCAGTTCAGGATGGCGGCAGCTAAAACCGGAGTCCCCCTTTGGTTCCTAGAGACAGGGAAGTGGAGATCGGACGAAGAGATGGTTGACAAGGTCAGGGGATATTTTCACGAACTTAAAAAGCATAAATATTATCATTATCACGTTCGTAATAAAACTACCGACGAAATATGTGCTATAATTAGGCGGTGGCACATGAAATATGTAGGAAGAGGAAACAAGTGCGTAATAGCCTATGACTATGTGAAAATGACAGGCGACAAGGTCGGGAAAAACTGGGCAGAGCACCAAGCTATCGGAGAAAAGATAGACAAGCTAAAGAGGGTGTCTGAGGAAATAAACGCGCCTCTCATAACAGCCATGCAGATGAACCGTTCTGGCGAAAGTTTCAACCGCAACTCCGGCACCTTAGTTGACGATAGTTCTGCGATCTCCTTGTCTGATAGGCTTCAGTGGTTTGCGACGTTTGTGGCCATCTTCCGCCGAAAGACTCTCGACGAGATCGCTACAGATGGACCTAGGTTCGGAACCCACAAGCTCATCCCCCTCAAAACCCGCTTTCAAGGAAGGGATGCCGCAGGACACCAAGACCTGCTTCGCCGAACCACAACAGAAACCACAAACGGCAGAGAAATACGTAGCGAAAAGTTCGTCAACAACTTCTTAAATTTCCGAGTGGAAAACTTTAAGGTCAAGGAGGAAGGATCCCTTCACGACATCATTACCTTCGAGCAACAAAACTATAACATTCAAAGCGGCGAGCCCCCAGAAGAAAGCCCTGCTTTATCTTTTTTTAATACGAATGCATGACGTTAAAGACATTCTAATTAATATAGGCTATACTCTTTTTGATAGCGGAAAAGAGTACAGAACAAAGCCGCTTTACCGCGACTCCAGCAGTAATAGCGTCTTGTCCATTAAGAAAGACTCGGGTAGATGGGTCGATTTTAAAGAGAATCGATTTGGAAACCTAGAAGAGCTCGTTCAAATAACTCTTAATCTAAAAGACCTTAGCGAGGCTAAGAGCTACATTTCCAACAACTTCCAGCTTAGAGTCCCTAAGCCTGAAAAAGAGAAGCTGAAAGAGCCAACTATTTTTAACAAGGAGGACTTGAGGCGTATCATCCCTGATTACTCATACTGGAAAGGAAGGGGAGTCTCATCGGAAACTCTTCAACTTTTTGATAGCGGAGTAATGAGGTCAGGTAAAATGAAAGACCGTTATGTTTTTCCTGTTTTTGATAAGAGGGACAGGCTTGTCGGTGTGGCGGGAAGAGACGTAACCGGAAAACAGCAAATGAAATGGAAACTCCTTGGGGAGAAAAATTCATGGGCTTACCCAATGAAGTACAATTTAAATTTTCTTCGCAATGACAGAAAAGTTTTTCTGGTAGAAAGCATAGGGGACATGCTTGCTTTATGGGAGGCAGGAATTAAAAACTGTATCGTGACTTTCGGGCTAGCTATAACGCCAAAAATAAAGCAGGTCTTAATGTTTACAGACCCTAAAAAAATATATATCTCATTTAACAATGACGATAATCAAGCAGGAAACGCGGCAGCTAAAAAAGCGTATAACAATCTTCGTCGGCAATTTGACGCATCCCAACTGGAAATCAGACTGCCCTCTAAAAATGATTTTGGATGTATGTCCAAAGGTGAAATATTAAGATGGAAAAGCCAAAAAAAGACGTAAGGGAAAGAGTTCTTTCCGCATCCAGACTAAAAACCCTTGAGACCTGCTCATGGTCTTACTGGTGCAATTACCACCTCAAGCTTCCTCAGAAGCAGAACGAAGGAGCACTCCGAGGAACGGTTTGCCATCTAGTTTTCGAGATGCTGGTCAAGAAAAAGCATAAGAAACACTATACCCTAATAACAAAAGCGGGGGTGCTAAAAGCGAGCGCTGCGGTTCACCGCTTGGTGATGAAACACTTAATACAAATGGAAAAGAGTTTCGATTTACCGATGACAAATGAAGAGAACACAACCCTTATGAACGACATGATAATAGTAGGACTGGGTTGTGATTTTTTTGGGGCTGGAGGCAAGGTGGATAAACCTGAGCACGAGTTCTTGATCGACAACAAAAACCCTCCGTATAAAATAAGAGGCTTTATTGACAAGCCTATAGTTTACAAAAAGACTAAACAAATCAAAATTGTAGATTACAAGAGCAGTAAAAATAAATTTCGAGGTGAAGAACTTCATTCCAACATTCAAGCGATGGTTTATACACTCGCTTCCAAAAAAGAATGGAAGGGGTACAAACCCACTGTGGAGTTCCAGTTTTTACGTTTTCCCAGAAAGCCTCTCCAGCAGCTAGAGTTTACTGATGCGCAGCTCAGCGGGCTTGAGCATTATTTAGCTCACTCTTTCGAGGTAATAAACAACTTTACGGAAGAGACCGCTGTGACAAACTACGCCGCTGACAAAAAGAAGGATGCTTGGTTGTGCAAGATCGGAAAATGGAGGTGCCCTTACATTGATGCTTATGATTACTTTGTGGCTGTAAATAAAGAAGGGGAACAAACTCAAAATTCTTTAAAGAAAAAGGATCTTGAAAAAAACCTCAAAAAAGGGGAAAAAATAGAAAAGAGAAGCTATGACGGCTGTCCCCGACACAAAGGAATGTCTCAAGATAATATCCTTGACATGTTTGCCTAAGTGTCGCATACTTATTCCCATATGGAGGAAATAATTCCTATATTCAAAAGCCACTACAGCCTCGGGCGCTCCATCTTGACACTTAAGATGCCTAAAGGAGAAGAGGACAGTGAAAGCTCTGATTCTGTTTTTGATATTTGCGATGACGCAGGAATTAAAGAGATGTACCTCGTTGACGACAACATGGCCGGGTTTCTTGAAGCTTATACTAACGCAGAGGCCTTAAAAATAAAACTTATCTTTGGCCTTCGTTTAACCTTCTGTCCCGACAGCAACAACAAAAGCGAAGAAGGAAGGCGGAATGCCTACAAAAATATAATTTTCGCTAAGAACGCAAAAGGATACAGTCAATTAATAAAAATTTATACGCTTGCGGCGCAGGAAGGTTTCTATTACGAGCCTCGAATAGACTTTGAAAGACTTAAGCCCTTATGGAGCAATGACTTACTACTTGCAATTCCTTTCTACGATTCGTTTCTTTATAAAAATAAGTATACCGATTCTCAGTGTGTCCCAGATTTCTCTTTTGCAAAGCCAGTATTTTTCTCAGAAGACAACGACGTCTTGTTAGATAAAGACATGCAAGAAAGAGTGTTGGATTACTGTACCGGTGAGTACGAGACAGTTAAAACAAAAAGCATTTACTACAAAAATAAAAAAGACTTTTCTGCATACCTAACGTTTCGCTGTATTAACGGACGAACCACCGTAGAGAAACCTAATTTTGACGGCATGTGTTCTCCTGAATTTTGCTACGAAAGTTACTCGGAGGTCGTAAATGGATAACCATCTAATAAGATTCCAAAAAAAGAAATTCCTCTTTTTAGACTTTGAAACCTTCAACGTCTGTCTGAGCGATAAGTTCAACCTCCCTTGGCAGGTCGCTACCATCCTAACCGAAACGGTAGAAAACGACAAAGGCCAAATAAAAAGCGTGGAGAGGGGAAGGCAGAACTTGTACCTCAAGTGGGATACAGATCTAAAGATAAGTAAAGAGGCCAAGCGGATAACAGGATATTCAGATACTGAATTTAAAAGCCGCTGCATCCCCGAAGAAGAAGCCTTTAGTGTAATTTACGAGCTGGTGGAAAAAGCCGACTATCTGGTAGGTCACAACTTCTTGGGCTTTGATATTTATTTATTAAGGAATTGGTATAGGAGACATGGGAAAAATTACGATAGCTTGCCGCATAAGACGTTGGACACTTTCGCGATAGCGAAGGCGGCGGCACTATCCCATAGGTACAAAAGTAATGAGTGCAGCTTACTGGACTTTCAAATGAAAATGATAGGCATAAGAAAAAGAGGCCTGAGAACAAGTCTGGGGGCGTTGGGAAAATCTAACGACATAGAACACAACTACGCGAACCTGCACGATGCATTAGTCGACCTAGAACTAAACATTAAGATCTGGGAAAAGTTAAAATACCAAATAGATTTTTAAATAAAAGTGTAATGTAGGTATAATACCTGCATGCCAAGCTTAGATTTCATATATGACATTACAGAGAAACTCGACGAAGAGGAACTCGATTACCTCGTTCTCGCGATCAGAGAAGGTCGCCACGAAGATAAGGTAGATGTCTTCTTTAACGTCAGAAAAAACGCAGAAGACGTTTTAATATCCTCCTTAGATCAGATAAAAGAAATAATAGCCGAAAGAGATGATGACGACAGTTCTCCCCGAAAGCCAAAACCAAAAAGAAAAAGGAAAAAGAAGTAGCTTTTCCTCTAATTTCACGCGCCTCAATATACCTCTCCACGGAGTCCGGTTACCTAGCTTCAAAATTGAAGACAGGTATATTAACGATCTAGCCCTCCCAGCAGACATTTCCACTTATGATTTTTTAAGGGAGCTGTGCCTGCGAAGGTTTACTCACCTAGGCCTCGACAAGGGTAAATTAAAGAAGGTTTACGTTGACCGAATAAAATACGAGCTAGAGATTTTATCTGAGTTAAACTTTGTAGAATATATCCTCTTGGTTTGGAAAGTTGTTTCGTATTGCCGGGAAAATGACATACCTCTTGGATTAGGCCGAGGTTCTGCCGCCGGAAGCATGGTGTTGTACCTACTAGAGATTACGCAAATTGATCCAGTAAAGTACGGCTTATTCTTTGAGAGATTCGTATCCAAAGCCAGAGCAAAGAAGAAAGTAGTGGACGGAGTAACCTATTTGGACGGGTCATTGATGTGTGATGTCGACATAGATGTATGTTATCATCAGCGGCATAAAGTTCTTGCATACTTGGAAAAGGAATTCAAGGGAAGCACTTCAAAAATCTTAACGTTAAACACTTTAAGCGGCAAGCTGGTAATGAAAGAGTGTGGGAAAGTGGTCGGAGGCAAAGAGGAATCTGAAATGAATACCGTCTCAGCCCTCATTCCAAAAGTCTTCGGACAAGTAATGGACATCAAAGAGGCTTGCAACGAAGTACCTGAACTCGCAACGTGGTGTGATCAAAACCCAAAAGTTTACAATATAGCCCTTAAACTTCGCAACTTAATAAAAAACAAAGGGGTTCACCCTTCAGGAATTTTATTGTCGTACGACAAGATGATTGAGAGTTGCCCATGCGAATTAGATTCCAGTAAGGACACGGTATCCTCTTTTGACATGAACTGGGTTTCCATGTTTAATGTTAAGCTGGACGTTTTAGGGTTGAGAACAGTTTCAGTAGTGGATGAGTGCTGCAAGATCCTGAAGAAAACGAAAGGTATAGACCTTAGGCAGGAAGATATCGATTTAGACGACGAGTTTATTTACCAAAATCTTTTTGATCTAAAAAACCGTTACGGCCTGTTTCACATAGAGGCCGACACAAACTATGAAGTGTGCCGCAAGGTTAAGCCTAAGAACCTTGAGGAGTTAAGCGCGGTACTGGCATTGGGCCGTCCGGGAGCTATGCAGTTCATTGATCAGTACGCAAATTACACCAACAACGGAGTTTACGAAGCCATCCACCCCCTCTTTGACGACATACTAAAAAGCACAGGAGGGGTAGCTCTATACCAAGAGCAGTTAATGAAAATGGCCAACCAGATAGGCTTCACTTTAGACGAAGCAGAAATCTTACGTCGTATCGTAGGTAAAAAGAAGATCAAGGAGGTCAGGAAGTGGAAAAAGAAAATAAAAGAGAAAGTAAAAGAACACAATCACCCTCCAGAGGTCGGAGATGTTTTGTGGGAAATCCTTGAAGATTCAGCTAATTACTCTTTTAATAAGTCTCACGCGATTTCTTATGCTTCTTTGTCGGCAATAACCACATTTTTAAAATTTAAATACCCTAAAGAGTTCTTTTTAGCATTACTAAAGATGACTCGGTTTGAGCCTGATCCCATGGCAGAAATAGCCAGAGTCAGCCGAGAATTGCCTAAGTTTGGTATTGAGTTGCTGTCACCTAACTTGCTCAGGTCAAAAAGGGACTTTTCCATTGAGGGCGACAACCTTCGCTTTGGGCTCACCTCCATCAAAGGCATATCTGATAAATCAATGAAGAAACTTGAAAACTTTAAAAATAAATACTCTACCAAGTTTGAGGTTTTTCAAGGTGCTGGTGAAGCTGGAATTGGTATCGGTATTTTGTCAGCCCTTATTCAATCTGGGATCTTAGAGGGCGAATTCCCGCACTCAAGGAGTCACGTCGTAGCTGAAGCTCAGCTATGGAACCTACTTACGCCCAGAGAGAAGACATTTGCCTTTAAGCTTTCTGAGGAAAAGAAGGGGGATTTGATGGAAACGGTAAAGACTCTGAACCTAACTCATAAAGATGAAAAAGGTAAACAGGTAATCAAGGATACCCGCATACAAACTATTCGCCGAAACTTTCGGCCTTACAAGCAGATTTTAGACAAGAACAAAACTAACGAAGACTTCGCTAACTGGTATTACGAAAACGCCCTGTTGGGGTATACTCACGGTAAATCCTTACGCGAGGTGAGTTCTGAATACTCCCATTTGGAGAGCATAGAGACAGCTTTGGATAAAACTGAAAACAGTAAGGTCAACTTTATTGCTACTGTTGAGGACACCTATAGCGCCAAAAGCCGCAAAGGAACCCCCTATTTACGACTCACCCTCCAAGACGAGACGGGAGTATGCACAGCGATGCTCTTTACCCAGAAAAACAGAGATAACATCGCCAATTGCAAAAGGGATAACGGTGGGGCGTTACCGGTAAAGAAAGGTATCGTTATCGTTAAAGGGATTAAGAAAGACGGAGACACCATTTTCGCTGATTTGGTGAGAGTCCAAGATCAAAAAATATTTATGAAGCTGAGTGAAATAAAAGACTTGACTTCCTAACCGAAAACAAAGAAAATACAAACACTGATTATGTTACAGTTCTATAAACCAAACACAAGAAACACCGGCTCAGCCTGCTCATTCTCCTACAACAAGAACGATAAGGCTTTGTGGGTAAATTTTATCAAGCAGTCGTCTTGGAACGGCCAGACAAAAAGCGGCACCTTTAAGGGCTCAGGCCCAGAAAAGAAGGCTAACTCGAAGTTCAGCGTGACTGAACTGGCAGGATTGGTTCACGCAATTGAAACCAATGGAGAATACGGGAACTTTCACGGAACCAAGGAAAGGAACACCACGTTTAAGTTCTGCCCCTATATGCGGGACGGGAGCCAAGTAGGATACAGTTTTTCCCTTAACCAGAACAACACCCAAGAAGGAACTAAAAAGTCCTTCATTATTGGGCTTAATTTCGCCGAGGGCCGGATGTTAAAACAGTACGCCCTAACCGTATTAAATAATTATTTTATGGACTGCATTGAAGAAAGCCAGTCTTACAATAAAAAGATTGAGGAAAAAGTAGAAACTTCTGCTCCGACCAAGGATAATAGTCAAGAAGTAGATCTTGATGTTCCTTGGTGATGAAGAAACTTTTATTTCAAACTGATTCGAGTTTGGCGAAAACGGGCTTTGGCAGAAATGCTAAGGCCCTTTTGTCGTATCTGTACCGAACTAAAAAGTACGAGATTGTTCAGTACTGCTGCGGGACCGATTACGCTAACCCAGCTTTAGAAACAACGCCGTGGAAATCTATAGGAACACTTCCCAGTGACCCCGCAGAACGACACAGGATAGGGCAGGACGCTGGGCAAGCACGATTAGCTAGTTACGGCGCTCACCTTATAGATAAGGTCATGAAGGAAGAAAAACCTGATTTCTACTTCGGGGTTCAAGATATCTGGGGGACAGAATTCGCCATCGGAAAGCCTTGGTTCGACAAAATAAATTCGGTTATTTGGACTACTCTCGATTCATTACCGATCTTGCCGAGTGCTATTGCGAACGCTCCTAAAATAAAAAACTATTGGATCTGGAGTTCTTTCGCCACGAAAGCCCTTCACGAAAAGGGGCATAAGCACGTCAAGACAGTTCATGGGTGTATTGACTCCGACAACTTCTTTCGCTTGGAGGACGAGGAAAGACTGAAGCTGCGCCAGAAGAATAATATAGAAGAAGACGCTTTCATCGTAGGCTTTGTATTTAGAAACCAGCTGAGGAAATCTGTCCCAAATCTCCTCGAGGGGTACGCAAAATGGAAAGCAAAGCATAAACCAAACAAAAAAACTTACCTTCTTTTTCATACTTACTGGAAAGAAGGCTGGGGCATTCACAAACTTGCCGAGGAGTACGGGATAGACAAGTCTGAAATCCTTACTACTCACGTCTGTAAAAAATGCGGGGATTACGAAGTAAAAAAATACGATGGAGAAGACCAAAATTGCCCCCGCTGCTCTTCGGAAAAATCCCAAGTAACAACAAACGTAGGATTTGGAGTAAGAGAGGATCAGCTAAATGAAGTCTATAATTTTATGGATGTTTATTGTCACCCGTTTACGAGTGGTGGGCAGGAGATCCCGATTCAGGAAGCGAAGCTGACAGAGCTTATTACGTTGGTCACAAGTTATAGTTGTGGAGAAGAAAGCTGCGAAGAAGGGTCGGGCTCAATTCCCTTGGAGTGGTCTGAATACCGAGAGCACCAAACCGAATTCAAGAAAGCTTCCACTTGTCCAGACTCTATATCCGAGAGTATAAACAAAGTGTACCGAATGCCCATCTTAAAGAGAATCGAGAACGGAAAAATAGGACGACAGTGGGTTTTGTATAATTTTTCAGTAGAGGTTATGGGTAAGTTCTTTGAGGATTTCATAGATAACGCTGAAACCAAAGAATACGATTTTGAAGAAGACAAAGGTTCAGCTAAAAATAAGAAAAATAATCCAGACGCCTTCATCCCCAACATAGAAAGCAACTCCGACTGGATCTTGACTCTTTACCGGGATATTTTATCTACAGAAAACCACACTAACGACGAGGGGTACAAAACTTGGATGACATCACTGGAAAATAAAGTACCTCGCTCACAAATAGAAGATTACTTTAGGAAGGTAGCTAGAGATCATAACCAAAAACATTTTCCAGTAAAGATAGAGGACTTTTTAGACAAAGACGATAAAGGCAAACGTATTATTTATGTGATCCCAGATTCCCCGGTTGATGTTTTTCTTTCTACTGCCTTGTTTAAGTCTATTAGGGAAAAGTATCCTAGTTACAATTTATACGTAGCCACCAAGGCTGAAAATTTCCACATCCTAGATGGAAATGAGCACGTACATAAGGTTATACCATATAGTCCCCAGTTTGATAACACCTTGTACCTAGAGGGGATAGGCGACCATGAAGGATGTTTCGAAATAGCTTTCACGCCCCACTTAACTACGCAACGAACCAACAACTATATCCATAACGGAAAAGACGAGATAAACAAGACCGCATTATGCACGTTTTAGAATCATACGCTTTACAAAACGACTTAAAAATCGACAGGGCTACCGTTTATGAAAAATATTTCCCTTTAGCGGTCGACAAATTCATAACAATCGATACGTCCAACCTAGGAACGTCTGCGCTTACGTATGACCACTGGCAGCTTGTCATCGACCTCATCCATGCCAAACTGGAAGAGCAGGGCATCAAAATTATTCAGCTCGGCAACAAAGATTGCATCCCACTCCGACAATGCTATATGACACTAGGGCAATGCAACTTTAACCAAAAAGCCTACGTCATTAGTAAATCACTTATGCACGTTTGTCCCAATAACGAATCCTCTCACCTAGCCTCGACTTACAACAAGAAGTCAGTTGTATTGTTTTCCAATAATTGCTACCCAAGCCAATTTCTTCCTTACTGGACGGACGAGGACAACTTGGAAATCCTTAAACCGCAGAGTTCTCGCAAACCATCGTTTAACCCCAACGAAAACCCAAAATCCATAAACTCTATTAAACCTGAGGAGGTAGCCAAAAAAATTCTTAATTTTGCCGGAATACACACCTTCGTTCCTGAATTTGAAACGGTAAAGATAGGGGGTTCTTTTCATCGACCAAGAATAGAGTCTACTCTTACTCACCTCTTGGATACGAAAAAATTTGGAGTCTCGTCCTTGATAATACGAATGGATTTAAACTTCAACGAAGATGTATTACGTAAACAACTGGAGTCTTGCGAGTGCTCTATCATTACAAATAGGCCCCTTAGCGATGAAATTTTAAACCAATACCACAAAAAAATTGTGGAGTTAGTTTACTATGTCGAGGATGATAATGACCCCTCCTTCATCCAAAAGGTTAAGGAGAAATCTATCACTTACTTGTTGAGGAGCCGCAAGGAGAAAGAACAAACAAGCGACTTCAAGCTGGACTACTTGGATTACGGACTTGTAAACCAGATGCCTACGCGTTCTCAAAGCGATTTTGAAGAACTCAAAGGCCTTGAAAATTTGTATTATAAATCTACTCACTTCATCATTCATAACAATAATTTTTATCCCAGCACCGCTGCTTACTCGAAAAATATCCAAGGAAGCCCTTCGATGCAGCACGACCCTCAGCCTGTAATCGATGACCCTCTTTTCTGGGAAGAGGAGGAGCATTTTCACTTCTTTGTCAAAAAAGAGTGAGAGCATACTGCCACAAAAAAGGAGGGTTGTTCGCAGGTTCTCCTTCCCGAGTGGTTGTACCGGCAAAGAACCTGCATATTTTAAGTGTTGACACCTTACCCCAATTGAGTTAGTCTTCAGGACGTATGGGAACTACTGTAATAAATAAGCCGCCAACCACATTCAAGCGTAACGAATACGGCTTGATGGAAGATAAGAACGTTAAATATATTTTTAGCGACGATGGATCTGTTAATTGGCGAAAGATGGTCAAGCCGGAGTTTCTAGTAGCGAATAGAGACCGGACAGACGAGGCCGACATCTCTAAACTCGAAGATCATGAGTTGATTATCCTTCTTGGGGGACTCAAGGACTTAGCTAATATAAGGGGCTTCCACTCTGTCACCTACACAGTGACACACGCTTCTCCCGAATACGTATGTGTTTCGTGCTCAATAGTTTGGATAGGAAATTACGAGACTGAAAAAATGGAATCTGTACTTTTTCAAAGCGTAGCGGACGCAGGACTAAACAACACCGAAGGCTTCGGCCAAATGTATCTTGCTGCAATAGCCGAGAATCGTGCTTTCTGTCGAGCAGTACGCAACTTCCTGCGCATCAACATTGTAGCTAAAGAAGAAATTAAAAATGTGAAAATATCAAAACCAAGCGCTAATAAGAATGCAGCTTCGCCGGACATCTACCTAAACACCCTAATGAAAGAGAAGAAAGTAAGCTTCGCCAGCATTAAGGATAAAATGGTCAAGGAAGCTGTGGACGGGGCAGACGGTTGGGGTTCAATTAAAGACATCCCGCGTATCAAAATGTTCGAAATCATTGAAAGGATGCAAAAGAAATGAAAAAATTATTTGGGGCAGAGCCTCCTTTAAAACCATACACGATAAGCCCAGCGACTCGAAAAAAAGCTGAACAAAGAGCGGCTGACCTACCCCTTCTTAACAACTCCATTAGAAAGGGAAAGGGAGGGCTGGTGGCCTACATTGGGGAAGCCTTAGTCTTACACCTCGAAGGGGGCGAGATCAAGGACACTTACGATTACGACTTGATAGACCGAAACGGAGTGAAAATAGATGTAAAGACCAAAGAGCGTAAGGTAGCCCCCCGAGCCAATTATAATTGCACCGTCGCCGACTTCAATACTAAGCAAAAATGTGACAGATATGCATTTGTTAGCGTCCTAAACGACAAGAAGACGGCGTGGTATCTCGGAAGTATTTCAAAAGAGGAATTTTATAAAAAGGCAGTTTTTAGGAAAAAAGGAGAACTTGATCCGGACTCTTCCCCCAATTACCCTTTCAAGTTTACCGCAGATTGTTATAATATTCCAACGTCAGAACTCGAAAATGGGTAAAGCAAAAGGAGCAGGCAAAGGCGATAAACCCCGAGGAGGATTTTCCCGCCGCTACAAGGACAATTATGATGTAATTAACTGGGGAGACACTGATAAATGTCTGAATGTTCCAAGTGCAAGAAAAAGTTCGAAGAAACCGAATTGATGTGGGTTAAGGTTAAGGAGAAGATGGTTTTGTTGTGCGATTCCTGCTTTAAACGGTAAAAAAACTTCTATGCCGTCGGGATATTTGTACATTATAACAAACAAATCTTGGCAGGGGTGGATAAAAGTAGGGACAACCCGGAATTTAAAAAAGCGGCTTCAAACTTATCAAACCGGTTCTCCATTCAGAGATTATGAAGTTATTTATTCTATTCAACATCCGGAATATCTTCAAGCAGAAAAGAATATAAAAGAGCAAATGAGCCGATTCGCCACACAGATAAAGAATGAATGGTACGAAGTTGACCTCGAAGTAGCTAAAGTGAGGTTATCTGAGCAATTAGATAATTATTTTTATGGAGAATGTGATTATTCCCAGTCCTACCCTCAAAAGCCTTCAGATGAGATAAAATAATTTTGGTTTTTGTTTAAAAGTAGTTGATAATAAGGTGCGAGTTATGAAAAATGAATCCCCTCTCGAAGACCTTCTGGGACAGATAAGCAAATGGAAAATTGAGGCTTCTAGCAACCATAATGACGGCTGGACTAAACAACACTATCAAAGGATGCTCGAGGAAGTTAGGCACAGCTTAAACAAGGCTTTACCAGAAATAGAAGAAGGGGAAGATCTAGATAATTATGACTAA